CTACGCCGCCTCCGACTCCTCACCACCGGCCAAAACAATCGTCAACGACCGGCCAAGATAATTGTCGCCGCCCACCGGAAACACCTTCCTGAACTGCAGGGCAAGACCGCGGCCCATTACCCCGACGCAGTTCACCGGATTCACGATGGCTTCGACATCCACGTAGAGGATGTTCCCATCAATCGCTTCGATCATTGCTGGTACTTCCAGTAGTCTGTCTGCAGCGGTGCACTCCCGTATAGTTTTCGCTGTTTGCTTCATGGTGCATCTGTTCGACTTTCGGTGAAGATGCAGTTACCACTCCAGACGGTATGCGGTCAATTCAGGTCATGTGGCAGGCGTGCAGTCCGGAAAAACGTCGTCGTCGAACATTCGCGGATATCGAGACCCGGAGCCCAGGCACACCGCGGCCTGCGCCAGACATGAGGCAACTTCCCGCAGCTCGGCAAGTGAGAGATCAATGCCCTTGATCGTGAACCGGGACTGGATAAGGCCTCTGCCATCACTCAGCCTTCTCAGCAACCACAAATCGCCCACCTCCCGCAAAAGCTCACCGCACTCCTGCAACGACAGCTCCACGCCCCGCAGATGCACGCTGATCACCAGCGGTCCGTCGGACGATGTCCGCAGCAGCGCCTCCTCCCCTGGCGTCGCCCCGGGCTCATCCGGGAGGGACAGGCCTTGCGCGAGCCAGTAGCGATATGCAACATTCACGCCTTTCACCGCAGTCTTGTCGCGACACAGCACACCATCCTGATAGAGCCTGCGAATCAACTCATAGATACGGCCCCTTGAGATGCCGGTGCCGCCCGCTTTCAGGGCAGAGGAGATCTCCATCGTGGTCAGGTGCTCGCCGCCGGCAAGAACCTTGCAAATCTGATCGCAACCCGTTGTGTCCAGACTGGCCCCTTTCGTGCGCTCGTCGTTCCCGTCCCGACTGGCCGGTCTGCCGTATGGATGCGCCGGCCCTGCGGTGTCGTCCAGCGCGCGTTGTGCCTCCTGTACCTTTGCGAGCAGGCTGCCTGGCACGGCGGGCTGGGCCGGATCGAATACCTCCTTCCGGGCGTGGCCAGGATCGGCACCCGGCTGCAGGGGTTCATCGATCTCCTCCTTGAGCCGATAGGTGGGCACCGCTGCGCAGCGGTCTATCTCAAACCAGCCCCTCTGCTCGAGCAGCATGATTTCACCTCGCACGAGGGCCGGGGCGAAGCCCGCGACCCCGACAATCTCCACCACAGTGTCCAGAGACCGGACGACATGGTCCTGCATCGCTTTCCAGATCGCTGTCTCAACGCCGTCACGGTGATTGAGCATTCCGTGCGGATCGCGACGCGATACGGCTATCACGTGCCTGTACACGCCAGGCTTGCCTGGGCGACGACTATCACCGGCTTCAGGCATGATCTTGCCCTCCATCAGGCGCACGCCGACATCCTGCGGATCCGTGGCATTGCCGTATCTGTGTGAAACGAGGTATCCATCGTTCACCAGCGAGTTGACTGCACAAACGACCGTATCACTGTCATATCCGCAGCCCTTCAGCGCATCGACAATTCCCGCGGTCGAACGCTCCAGGTGATCGCTCAAAAACTTGTAGACCGCAACCTTCACGCTGTCGCGTTCGCTGTCAATCGTGTTCTTCAGGCTAGACTGTGAATGTGCCAGGTAAGGGAAATGTCCTGGTGCAATCAGACTGCGAAGGTCTTTCAGGCTATTCACTGACTTTCTTTCGGTTGTCCGACCATGTCTCACGGGTACCTCCGTTCAGACGTGTACTGGCAAACGTGGGAAAGAACGGAAAAAATCCTCCGGGCTTCCCGTCAAACCATGCTGTTCCCTGTATTTTTCAAAGATCCCGTGACACGAAAGGCACTGAAAGTGCAGAAAATTTTGGGGCATAGAAAGAGGGCGATGGTGCCCCCTTTGGCCTTCAGTTACTGGTTAATGTTACTCGTTCTCATCGACGCATCAGCGTTCGGAAAACAGCCATGTTTCCGGGTGCAAATCCATAGAACCCGTATTCAAACCTCCCTGTTTCCGGGTGGTAGATATTGTGCTGACGCAGGCGCTCGACAAGCGCCATACCAAGCTTCTCAATGGCGTCAGCAATACAGGCCATCTGGTTCGGCCGGACTTTTTCTTCGAGGTTGAAGCGCAGGTCCGAAATGAAATCAAAGACTGCGTCCTTGTCGTAGTCCTTTGAAATAATCTCTTTCGATATATCACTCAGCACATCTCCCGGATCGATGTCCACACGCGCATACTTCACGTTGTTCTCGAAGTCCCTGATCGCCTGGCCCAGGTCGATGATGACACTTTGTGGTCCTTGCAAACTTTCCCTTTCCAGGTGCGCGCTCTCCGGCGCGACGCCTGGCTCAGACGGTCCCGAAGAAAGATGGTTGTTTGATAAATTGTTCTGGTTCAAGATAAGTCCACGCCTGAACAACAGGTTGTAAATCTACCCGCCTTACCCTTCGCACCACGTCAGGACAATCGCCCCGTTTCCAAGACGGCCCGAAAACGCATAGCGCAGTATTCCGTCTGGGGGATAGAGCATCAGATCGTTCAGCTTGCGGTAAAGCGCCCTTGCGACGTTTTCAAGTGTTCTCGATAAAATCTCCCCATACTGGTAATGAGTAACGCACTCTGTATCTGCCCACGCGATAATGTCCGCTGCGGCTTCCTGACTGTTCCTGAGTGCATCGACCATCGTCCCGAGATACTCATCAACATAGGGCTCACCCATGTCACAGTTGATGAGACACGCATCGAGCTGCGTTATCCCATCATGAAATTCAACTACCACCGAATCTGGATGCATGAGAGTGCCTCGCATGTCACGACACAGCCATGCCAGGCAGTCTGACATTGAGCCCGTCGGGTAACTGAAGATTCTCCTGGCCAAGAACGAGGCGTCCGAACACCCGAATCGGGGCAGCAAAGGCCGGTGTCGCTGTAACATCGGCATACAACGCCGTCATGTCGTGCAGACTCCACTCCTGCGCGCGTGCCCGCGCCCGCGCAAACGTCAGCCAGATTACGCAGAACATTGACACCAGGTTCTCCGCACAGGCAGGTACAACCATCCGGATCTGGTCCGTGTCCGGATCTGTGCGGATTACGTTGACCGCATGGGCAGCAAAAATCAGCTCAAGTTTCGAAGCAGGCGAGAGTCGCCCAAAGTAAACTCGTGCTATTGAAAGTCTTCCTTTCTCGCAGATGACCATGGCAGGTCTCATTTCACTATCGGGGATGAAATCCGGGATCCCCCTGAACGCCAGATCAGCAAGCACCGATCTGAATATTTCCGGCTCCAGATAGCACCTCCAGGTTCGGCTTCCACCATCGTTCATGAACACCACCACCTCCAGTTTCGATCAGCAACGAAATCTCCAAATCCATCTTCCATTTTGTAATATATTACCGACCTCGATTTAGTTCGCAATCCTTAATTGCACCATTCTGGAGAACCGGAACGAATGACAGAATGAGCTGACGAGTTCCGCATCGCCCGGAATACTGCCATGGGAGCACGCCCTGGAGATACAGGCCGAATTGTTCGAACCGGCTGTAAAGTTGTTGACCGAGATGCTCCGCGGTGCGGAGAAGATTCTGGTGGTATCCGGGGACTTCGCTAACGCGTGTGTACTTGTCGAGGTTTTCTAACGCTACCTCCTTCATATACAGGCACTCGATAATGTCATCGAGCACCTTGTCAAACATCTCGTCATCCAGACTGCGCTTCACTATCGCTTCTTCCAGCATAGCCAATTCACTGTCGAACTCAAGCACAACGGTGTCTAGCATGCGATTCCCTTTACGCATGATGAAAACTAAGGGGTGGTCCGTTTGCCCTTTCGTCTACATCATTGCGAGGTCCCGTAAAATTTTGACCAGAAGCGAAAAGTCTACCTAAGCCGTACCCCAATAGGTCTTCTGACTGGTGTCCCACGGGCCAAAGGCTCAACGAATCCAGTAATCCCTTGTATGGCGGCCCGCTGCACATGGGCAACCGCCTTGCCAGATGACTCATTGGTTTTGCCCCGCGACAAACGCGTCATAGCTCGCGCCACCGTCCTGCGTGTAGATCACGAAGGTATCCAGTTTGCCCGCCGCGCCACTGAGGGAAGGCACCACGCCCTGAGGCCATCTAAAGGTCGCGGGCCAGACGATCGCCGAGCTTGCGCTGTTTTTCACGACAAGCACGAACTCTGCGAGCACGCCGGTTTCTGGTGGATTAATGATTGAAATGGTGGTGATTGTGCTCGCCGCGACTGGAAGGTTGAAGAGAATTTCGGGAGCGCCCTGGACAATCGGCGTGAGATCGAGCGACACGTTCGCCCCACCTGCAAGATTCACGATGACTGTCGTTTGTGCAGTCTTGATGGCGGCCCTGATCGGGGTGCCCAGGCCCTCGATCAGGCTAACCAGTTCTCCGATCAGAATCTCGAGGTTGGCTTCTGGTGAAAGCGTGTTCATTGAACATCCCCTCCGATATCAGGCCAGTTGGCCGAACGTCGCATTTCATTCCGGTTGGGGAGCGCCACCTTTGAACTGCGCGATCCATGCGCGTGCCTGATCCAGCTCACGCTGCTTCGCAGACAGCTCAGCCGACAGTTGGGCCGCATAGTCTCCGAGCAACGACGCAATCGCCACGCTGGACCACTCAGTGGGCACCGCGTCTTCCAGGCGAATGGTTTCCTCCAGGATTTCCTCACCGGCCTGGAGATAGCTCATCATCACGAGATGGGCGCCGATGGGTACTCCGCGAACATCGAAGCGCACCAGAAATTCGTTCGGCACCCGCACCTTCTTCACTTCCATCGTGTCGTTCATGTCTGCACCTGCGAATCGCCGGAAAATACACGCCACTGACCCGCTGAATAGTAGACAGGCACACCCGTCCCGGAGCCAGCGGGCTGTCCCTGCTTACGGCCATCACTTGCATAAGCAACCGGGATCCCGGCGGGTGCAGTTGGAAGTGTCGCAACCGTATATGACCTCAGCCCGATCGGCCCTTCGAGCTGCAACGCATTGGTTCCATCATCAGTGGCGCTCGCACCAATACGGATTCGCCCCGATGCGAACAGCGTCATCGCGCGGGCGCCGCCCGGCCGCATCACCACAGGTCCACCCGTGGCGGTCACGAACAGCCCGCCGGTATTGGCGCCACTGGCATGGACAAAACCCGAAAGCGCGACTCCCAGCGAGCCAGCATAGAGGCTGCTCGTCGTGCCCATCAGCAGCTGGTTGCCGCCATTGGACTGTGTCTGGAATCCGGCAACGGCATTCGCTCCGATGTAGGTGTTCTTGACCTGCCTGTAAAACGCCGCGTCCTGGCTATGAAACGTCATGTCCGAAGTCGCATTGACGTTACCCACGCTATCGGAGAATTGCACATTGACTGGAGGAAACGCAACATTGTTCAGATTGCCGTTATAGACGATGACGGACTTGCCAGCGTCGACCGTGCAGTTGAGTGCGAAGATGTTGGTCGGCACGCCTCCCGTGTTAGAGCCATACCTGAGTAGCTCAATCGGTCCGCCTGCAACCGAAATGTCCTGATTGAGATTGGTGTTGATGATCGTGCTGCTGTTTGCCGACGAATCGTGAATACAGACGGGAGAAAGTTCAAACGAATCGAAGTTCGTTCCGTAGATCCCATCGTTGTCGGTCCCATCGATGAATGCGAAGTCTGCATTAACGTTTGATGAGATGCGCAGGCCCCGATACAGCAAACCAGGCACCGGGTTGCCGGTGGTGTCCTTCGCCGACGTCATGCGCGCACCGCGCACGTCCAGCGTGTAGTTGCCCACGAACGGATACAGCGCCGAAGCATCGCCAGTCATCGCATAGGCGACCATGCCGTCCGGCTGATCGTCTCCAGGCCTGACTGTATCCTGAAACCCGATATTCCCCCGATTGTGGCCTTCGCACGACTCGAACCAGATGTGGGCCGGATGAAATCCAGCGGCAGGATTGCGTCCATAGCCAACGTTATGCGAGTGGTTTTCGCCACCAGACAGGCCCATGATCGCGCGACCGAAGATCGTCTCGACGCCGCACTCGTCACCTCGATTTCCGGTGAAATCGACAAACCGGTTAATACCTCCGCTCGGGTACTCGCCGGTCGTCATGCATGGGATGCCCTCCGACTCCGTCGTAAAGTTTCGTGGAAATTCGCGCACCTGGATTAGTGAACGATCCCCCATCTGCTGCAGTGATCCGAACATCGATGAGTCGCCGCAGCGATAGCCGTCATTCCGGTAAAAGCACACGTTGCGCAGGCCTGCACCCGCTATGCCATTCCAGGTCGTGTTGCGGAAAGAGTTTTCGCCTATCCATGCATCACGGACCTGCCAGAGCACCAGGCCGTTCAGGTAGGCATTATCAAACGCAGCCTTCCGGATATGGACGTTGGCGGACGGAAAGGTGCCCGTGGAATCCGGGCAGATCTCGACAGTACCGTTATGGCGGAACGGGTTTGATCCGCGGCCTGGTCGGCTCTGCGTGGCCGGATAAACCTGTCCCTGGCGGTTGTCATCGAACGTGCACTCGCCAAGATCGACCCATGTCATCCCCTGCAACCGGAACAGGGGCGTAAAGTGCGAATGGTCATCGTCAGTATTCACAATCACGCCATCCGCCCGCCTGAACGTGCCTTTTCCCTTGAAAATGAACCGTCCACCTTCCACCGTCACGGTCTGGCTCATCAGGTAGACCGCGTCATCGCGTGTCTTGATCGGTCTGCCACAAGCTCTTGCAACCGTCAGGGCAATCGCATCGTCATCAAGCACCAGTCCGTTGCCGATCGCTCCATAATCCTCTGGCGAGATCCACTCGCGTGCCTTGTCCTGAATTGTCCGCTGTACGGCACCTTCACCGTCCTGGGTAAAGCTGCCGTCGGCGTAGAGTCCCTCAGCATTTGCACTGAGGAGATTTTCCGGACGCGGATCAACGCGCAGCAGCGGCTTGCTGTCCGTGCCATCGACGAGCACGTTGCCTGCATCTGTGGACACGGCCAGCGCCCCGGACATGGCATTGCTGGCGTCTTCAGCGAATCGCCTCGCGAGCGCCGCTGCTTCCTCTGCGGCAACAGCACATCGTGCTGCCCAGGTTGCCGATTGAGCCGCTGAAGCCTGGTTGACATCTTCGTCGCTCGAACCCGGCGACGGTGGAGTTGCAGGGTCGGACATGAAATGGCTTCCTTCATCAGATGGTCAAAGGCCATAAAATTCAGGAAACCCCGAAAGGCAGACTTGCATCTTGTCTCCTAACGCTGCGCAGATTGCCCCTGCTTGCAGACCTGCTTTCCATTCGGGCCGACACGCGGCGTCAAGGAGCCTTTTTCGAGTCCGACGTATTCGCAGCCAGTCTCGAGATCGACGAAGATCTCCAGCTGTCCGGAGCCCCTTTTCTCCTGCACGTTGGATACATAGCGCATGCTGTCGGCGAGGGGCGAAGGGAGCATCCAGCCTATCGCAAAGCAGACACCCCCGCTGAGCAGAACCCATGCAACGTTTGATGCTTTCATCGACAGTCCTCCTGACCATTAACTGGAGGGGCTCACTCCCTGAATCCCCGCAACCATCGCGCCGGTCCGCACCAGATGATCACGAAGACAGGACGGAGGAAGCAAAAAAATAACGAAAGAGCTTGTGACTCAAAGAATAGGAGAAGCGTGATCCGGAAATAAAAGAGCCCCGCACAGCGCCTTGTCTGCTGTCGGGGCTCTGAGCGGTTCACGCAACGTCCTACGCGTTCGCGACGCTGTAGTCCTTCAGACAGACGCGGATGTTCTTCACGTGATGGAACTCGCGCGCAAGCACGCAGTTCGCGATAACGAGCTGCATGATCGCGTCCTGATGCGTACATTCCGGAACCATCTTGAGGTGCATCTGACGTTCAAACTTCCGGCCGTGTGCCACAACCTCATCGTCCTTGCAAATGAGTGTCGGGAAAAGTCCCAGCGTATCCACCGCTGTAACCTCGACCGCAATCGTTCGGCCGAAATCCACGCTGGGCAGCGCACGACCGTCCGTCATGAACTTGCCGGCTTCAAAGGCACTGCGGATCTGATTCTTCAACCCGCGAATAACGATCGCATCTATTTTTTCGGATGCCATATCTGTACTCCCTGGCAAAATAAAGTAGTCAATGTGCTTTACACCACACGTGCAAATTGAGGCAAACAACTCGTACTCTGTTTGAGTAATATAGGACTCAGGTTCTTTTGATTTCTTGCGGCAAAAAAAGAAACCGCCTCCACAAACGTGTGAGGCGGTTTCAGAAGATTCCCGGCATTGCGGCCGGGAACCGGGGGACGGTCCGGCTTGCCCTCGCGCGCTGCTCGCTCCCGGTTTGCCAGCAGCGTACGGATGGTGACCTTCGCCGCGTGCCCTTTGTCATACCGCATAGGCTGCCTGTGCGCGGTATTTTTTTCAGCCGCCCACGACGCCTAGCGGCCGCGCCTGTAGAGCTCGGCAATGACATATACGCACAGGAGTCCGACGAGAATACCTGACTTCATTTTCCATCCTTGGTGGGGTTACATGATGTCCTGAGCGAAGACCCGGCCTCTGATCCAGGTTTCTGCTTCACATCCTTAAACCGCCTGCTTCTGTTCGGGCGTCCGTTCCTGCTTCTGTTCTTCCTGCTTTGCCCGTTTTCTTGCGCTCAGATGCGACTCGATTTCAATCACGGCCTTGACACCGACATACGTTCCAAGCACGACGCCTGCCGCCCAGCCAAACGATTTGCAGAATTCCATTTTTTTGCCTTATCTGTTATTGAAAATCTGGTCGAAGCATTTTTCTGCCCGCGTGCCCGCAATAACACAAACTGTGATGCACGCGATAATTTTGCCGACCGTGCCAAACTTGTTCCAATTCATTTTCGCTTTTCCTGATTATTGAATCTATCTGGTATTAAACAGATCTTTCACGTATTTATTCAGCGTCAGTGATGCGACGCCCGCAACTACGAGATATGCAGCCATTTTTGTTGCGGTTCCAGCGTTCGCCCAGAAATCCATTTCCAGCTCCTGTTGATGAGGGAATAAAAATTCAGTCCATCTCTGGTCTGAACTCACGGGCGGAATATATGGCTGAAAAATTCTGGAATCGTGCTCTCGTGCCACTTCTCGTCTTAAGTCCAGTTCAAGGTGATGGTCACGGCGCCCGGCAGATAGAGTGGTGACTGATACGCATCGACCTGAACCGAGGCCGGTTGTCCCTCCGGTGGTGTAACGAATGCGATTGCATCGTCGACAACGTCCAGGGCGCCCGCAATGGCCTGCAACATTTCCGTCACCGACATCTGTGAATTCACCGCTACCGTCTCGCCGACGCCCGCCATGTCTGATAGCGGCTGCCGCTCGTAGATCAGTACCTGGTTCACCCCATCCTGCGCGACATCCTCAAGCGGCGGCCGCAGATAAACAATGATCTGCGTGTTGCTGCTTTCACCGTCGAGATTGAGACCCGTGCCAAGAAAGAACCCGAGTGTTGCCGGGTCGTACGGTTGGGGCTCAGTCACCGCAACCTGATCCGGATTCGTTGGCTGCCCCAAGGCAGGGTTCGTCACGTACTGCAGGATGTTTTCTATCGTACTGAGCGTCGGATTAATGTTCATTTTCTGGATCTCCGCTGGGATGATGCGTTGACGGCATAAGGGCATGGAGGATGGATCCCCCATGCCAGACGCTATAAAGCGATCGGGTAGCTAGGCGTCTTCGCCCACGTACGGCGCATGGAATTCGCCAATACTGTTGTTATCGACCAGCGAATTGATGTGTGCAGGTTCCCAGTCCAGCGCAACCGTAATAGGACTGCTGCTGTACAGAAGTGAGCTCACGCTGGCGTCGATGGTTACCTCGCTCGCTCCCTCGAGCGTGCCAGACTCGTCGACAAGAACCAGCTCACTGGCAATGAGACCCAGGGCGGCGCCGATCGCAGCAAGAACATCGGCTTCCTCGTCGCCGTCAGTCACCAAGATAGCAGGAGGAAAAGCGGGAACACCAGGAGCGAGCGCAAGGCGCCTGTAGGAGAATGGCTGGGTATGACTGAACCCTTGCCCCGACACGACGGTGACCGTATCGTTCCCGTCTGCGTCGGGTGTCTCGAGTGCGGTCACGGACTCAACCGTTAGCGCATCTTCTGTCAGCACCGAGAAGCGTGGATTGGACGCGACGATCAGGGCCAGCAGATTGCTTACCGCACTTTCCGCGGTATTGATTTGCATACGACCTCCGTTCCTGAAGTGAAAATCAGCGGCATCATGCGATGTCAACGCCGGCGCCCGTAGCACCGGCTCATAGCATGTCGCGCATCGCTACCGTGTCATGACCAGCACGAGCGATCCGGTCCAGAGCAGGGCGCGCGCACTCATGACCAGGCTGACATCGAGCGTCTCACCGGGCGCAACAGCAGGCAGCGGCGCGTCCACGATGTCCGGGCGTGTGAGGTTCAGTGAAAAGCGGGCATTGATGTCTGGCAGCAGATCCGACCGCTTCTGTTGTGCGACAACCGTGAAAAGCGTTGAGCGCGCACCGGGCACTGTGCCAATATCGATGCGGTCATAGTTGAAATACCCCGTACCCTCGAAGTTCGCGCCTTGCGCGGCCGCAACATGGACCGTGGTGTTCTTCCCGCTGGGATCGGTTAGGCCAAGTGCGCCAACGTAGCCCATGCGGATCTGGTCCGGTGTGATCGCCGTCGCATTGTCGTGGTTGATCTGGGCGAGCAGGACATCTCTCGCCGGCTGCGTGAAATCGAGCACGAGGGGAGCAAGTGTGCTCATGGGAACCCTCTACGGCGTACTGGCAGGTGTGGCAGACGCGTTGCCGGTCTGATCCTGAGGCTGCAAGAAGATGTTCAGATGTGTTGTGGTGATGTAGCGCGAAGCGCTGAAGCCCTGGCCACGCATCTGCGTGTAGTGCTGGGCGCCGATCACCACGCCCACGAGCGTCTGGATCTGCTCGTTCTGCAGGCACAGCACCTGCGCTGGCATGCCAGGCACGATCAGGTCCGGACTCGAGTTCTCCCACTCCATGGTGATCGAGGCGCCCATCGCGCGCGCGAGCTTCGAATACTCCTCAAGCGAATTTGCGTTGACCGGGCTGCCCGATACGTGGACATTGTTGTTTCCGTTCGGACGTGAGGTGCCGATGAACTCATTGTTGACACTGCCACGCGAGGCGAGCGCACGGTTCTCCGATACCGAGACAAACCCGTCCATGAACTTTGAAGCATCCGAGAACCGCACGCCGTTTCCCAGGTTGAGCTGCGCGTGGTTGCTCGGATCGCGGAACTTCACACTGCCCGTGGCCATCACCATCAGGTTCGTGCCAGACTGTCGATACGTGCGCTCGACCTGCGGGAACTTGTTTGCCGGCACGTTGATCACGGTAAGCGTCGCCGTGGCGCTGTTAAAGCGTGTCGTATCAAGTGCTGGCCAGACATACCACTGGTTGCCCTGCAGGAAATAGCCCATGCCTGCGTTGTAGACACCACCGCAGTGCTTCTGGATATGCTGGGGTACATCTACCAGTCGCACACCATGCGGTATGACGATATGCTCGCGCGGCGTCGGGTTGGCCGACGGTATCATGCTCACACCCTGCACAGTGCGCTGGCCGTCGACAGTCGTCGTCTGGGACGCTTTGGTCAGCACGGTTCTGATCGCATCGTCGACCGTACAGCCGCGGAAGACCTGACCGACATCCATCATCCGCATCTGCTCGAGCGCCTTGTTCACCAGCTGGAACTGCACAGTCATCGGTCCCGTGAGGTCCAGGTTCGGCTGGGTGGGCGAGAAGGGTGCATTCTGCTCGAGTAGCGGTGAGCCTTCATCGAGCAGGGTCGCCGTGAACCGTTCCGACTGGACCGTGCTGCTGGCGTCAGGCGTGTCGCCCACCTCCATGAGTGGCGTACGCATGAGCGTGAGGTCGATCGCGTTCTTGTACGGGTAGACCAGGTTGCTGTACTGGCCGGCGAGGATCTCGGTGGTGATGACCAGCTCGTCGGAATACCGGTTCAGGTAGTCACGCCTCAGGTCAATGCCAGTCACTTTCAACGGAGTGACTACCGTATTTATCGCGGTGACGAGCAGGCTTGCGCCGACCGTGAATTGCACCGGGTTGGCTCCGCCGTTGATGATCTGGTCCACGTCGACCATCAGGGCGGATTGTTCGAACTCCACATCAGTTACCTCCATGCGCTTCCTATTTCCAGCGCAGCGCCCAGTCGGGGGACGGGCGACCACGCACGAATGCGTCGGCCAGACTCAGCCGCTGTGCGCGCGGATCTGTCTCCTCGTCAGTTCGGTTGATGGTTGTGAAACCGGGCCGGACAGGCCTGGGTGATCTGAGCAGACTCTCGCCCGTGATCGCAAAGAGGTTGCGCGCCTGGCGTTCGAACCGGGAATCCAGGTAATCGCGGGGAAGCTGATATCTGGCCAGTGCATAGACGACATTCGCGAACGCATCGAGCTTCGCCAGATCCTCGAGCGGCGCGGTGCGCGGGGCGACTTCGTTGTCGAGCTTGTCCTTCCACGCGTAGAGGTGGTTGCTCAGGCGCTCGTAAATCTCTTTCGCATCCTTCGGGTCGACGAGACCGATCGAAATGCCGTCACTCCAGTACTGCGCCATCTGGGCGATAGAGAGCATGCGCTCGACACGCTCGTTCTGCATCTGCCGGTCGACGTCCGGATCGAACGAGGTCGGCGTACCCACATCCTGCATTTCTTCGAGCGGGATGGTCAGGATGCGCCTGAGCCGGCAGCGAAAGAGCCGGTAGAAGATCCACCACGCCGTATCGCGCTGCGCGGGCGGCACCCAGTTGCTCGTGGCCGGGCGTTGCGCCGGAACCACGCGGAGAACATGCTGCTTCATCGGATTCTCCCTGATTACGCAACCTGCCAGACGGGGCTGCTATGGCCGCGACACAAGTCACTACACACGACGGATGGCACAACGCATCAGCATAAGAACGATGGGCGTGTAATAGAAACGCTCCAGTGCCCCCCAGCCATGCCATGTTTCGCAGAACACATCAAGCAGGCCCGGATCGAGTGTGTTGTCATGGAGGTAATCGCCCACAAGCAGCTCCAGTCGGGACTGTCCGTCGGTGTTCTCATAAAAGCGCCTGGAGAGCACGTAACAGTCGTCGCACAGGACAGGGTGGATGAGCGGAGCGCCAGCATAGGGGAGGCCCGCGAGGGCCACCGTCGCTACCAGGTCCTCAAGCCGTCCGGTGCGCGATGCCGTCTGCTCCAGATCGCTGTCGGTCAGCGGTTCGATGCCCACGAGTTCCTGATCAACAGTCATCTCCACATTGACCGGATAGACCAGCAGCTCGATACCGCTCCAGCGGATGCCGTTGAACATGGCGTTGCGCGTGAAACGCGTGGTCCAGACGAGTCCCGCACGCTGGTGCACGAACTTCAGCAGATCCGGATCCTTGCGCACCAGCACGTTCCACAGCTGCACGCACGCCACGGATGGATCATCATCGCAATTCAGCTGCCGCATCGCGAGCAGATCCGGCGAGGCGGTCGTCTCGAAGAGCTCGGTGAGCGCACGCACAAGCCACGCATCATAGGTCGGCCACGGCTGACCAGGTACCAGCAACGTCATGAACTCATCGCTCATGAACTGCTTCATGTAGGTCTTCAGCATCGAATCGAAGCGGCCGTGCAACTTCGTGAGCTTCTGCCAGTATTCCTGTTCAACCAGCGGGTTCTGCCCGGACTGCAGATAGTCGCGCACATAGACGAGCCGCTGGATCGTCTTCACCTCGATATCGCGCAGGCGCTCAGGTGTCGCGTAGTCGAGCATCTCGTATTCAATCGCGTAAACGCTGTCCTTGTAAAAGCTCCTGCGCTCGGTCGATGTGACATTGAAGATACCGTACCGGCCATCGTCGACCTGGGCGACAAAAGCATCGCCCTGGTTTGGAATCAACACCGGATAGCAGTTCGCGCCACCCTTGTAGCCCATCTGTTTGGTGTTCGCGTCCTGCGTGGCCGCAAGCGGCTGGGTCACCTTCAGCTCCAACTGCCGGATACGACGATATTGCAGATACTGGGCCGGCTTGTGCAGCGATGCCCCAAGAATCGTAGTATCACGATCCAGCACCTGGCTGTAGTACTCCACCGTCCAGCTGCTGCCCTCCACATGCGTAAGCAGGTCTGTCGCCGGAATATAACGATTGTCGACCGCAATGCCCCGATACGCTGGATCCGTGATACGAATGGGGTCTGGCCGTGGGTGCGGAGGCAAGCCTGTATGTTCACCGCCATCGTCGACAATTGGCATCTCACCTCCCGTAGCATCCTCTGCCGATCAGGCATCTTCACTGATGGACTGAACGTAGAAGGTCTCAACCGTCTTCATGCCGGTATCGAGCATGCCGCCGTCGGACAAACCCGCACCGCCGTTCATGAGGCACGCCATCGACGCGCTCGAAGTCTGGTTGCTGCTGCCAATCGCATGAGGTTGACAGCACGCAGGCAGATCCGGCCACAGGCCATTTACGATCGACCGCAGAATGTCGAAATTTTCCATGAGCCGTGCCATGGCGGCCGGACTCAGGAAGCGCCAGTTGTAGCAGAGCCCGAACCACACATGAAACCGGGCCCTGGGGTTCGGCTCGAATGTCGCCATGACATTGAGGTCCTGGTCGACCAAAATCGAGCCATCGGGCTGGATGTCGTTCGACAGGTACAGGTTGCAGGAAAACACCGAGTAGAAGAGCTTCGTCATGTACGGCGCCTCGCCCACAACAAAGGCGCGCATGCGCTCGTTCATGGCATAGCCCCCCGGGAGCCGGTCCAGCGCCATCAGGCGCCTGCTGCCGGGCGTGACGTCATGGACGTCGCCGTGGGCACCGCCATGGCAGCCGTCATGCCCTGCGCCGAGATCGAGCTCGATCATCGCGCTGAAGGTGCGGATGTACCATGGCGCAGTGCACTTCGGCAGGAATTCATCCCAAGGCGGAAAACATAGACCCTCGTTGCCGATGATCTCCGGGCCCCCGCGCATGCCCTCAAGCGCACGCGCCTTGTTGAAATGCTCGAAGAGGTACGCGGAGAGCGACCAGTGCTTCCTGACCTGGTTGGGGTTGAAAGGCGGCGTATCATCGCGCAGCCGGATGACCTGGTTGTGGATCATCTGCGGATAGTCCATGACCACCGCCACCGGCTTGTCATATCTGAATTTGAAGGCGACACCTATCGACCAGGTGTCACCTTCGTCCTCCTTCGACCCTATCTCTGGCGCGCCCTCGAAATCCCACATGCCGACGATGCGCATCTGGTGTTCGGTGAACGCAACCTGCGTCTGCTCACCAGCGAGGTTCGACTCGATGGTCGCGGCCGGGCTCACGTGCTGGTTGAACCACTGCCCGAACGAATCACCGTAGCCCGCGACATTCTCCATCAGACGGTGGATCTCCCTGAGGGTTAGCAGCGCCGCGGGCGGAATCTGGTACGCGTAGCGGATGTTGATGAGCAGTACGTCGCGCAACTGCGAAACACGCACGCGCATCTGCTCTCGCCAGCGTTTGGCCTTGACTTCATCGACAGAGCGAAACTTCAGGTTGATCGTGATCTCCGTCGATGAGTAGACGGGCTTGAGGATGGTCTCGACCCGCGGGTCGCGGAAAATGAAAAGGTTGTCCGGATACAGTACCGCGGTGCTCAGGATGCGGTCCTGCTCTACCGTCTCGTCGACCTCGACGCTCACCTGATCACTGAACGCCAGTTCGGCGTTCAGTGGCTCCTGCAGACGCTCCGAGCCGGGTTGCTGGACAGTACCATGGGCTGACGGATAAAGGATCGGCGTATCAGCTGGCAGTCCCGTCCACGAGAACAGCTGACGCGTGACGTCGTAGATAATGGGTCGCGTAACACTGTCGTACGTCTCGGGCACCGCCAGAATAAGTTTGGGCATGGTCGATTCACTCGCGTCATTGCATAGAATCGGCCTGGACAGTCGTCACGGGACAGCAAAGGGGGAGAGCCCGGAGGCTCTCCCCCGATCGCCCCCGACATAGTGCGGTTCATTGCATTTCAGGCGGCCTGCGGCTCGGGTGCTTCCGCTTTCCTGCCGAGCGGCTTCAGATAGGCTTCCACAATTTCCAGCATTGCGCGCAACGTGCGGATCGAGTACGAGTAGAGCGGCACGAAAGGCTGATACGTCCACTGCGCAAAAGCCTTGTTGAAATTCAGCAGGGAACGGTAGTAACCCACCGTCTTGCCCTCCGCCATGGCGGCTTCACCCGCCCTGGCCGTAGCATTCGTCGCCTGGGCCGACGCATTTTTTATCTGCTTCGACAGCGCCTCCATCTGTTGGTAGGGTTTTTCGTAGAAGTACTCGAGCGCCTTCAGCAGTTCATCGCCGTATCCCAGCAGGCTGATCGCCCGCCGCTTGAATTCCTCGGCACTCAACCGGTTCAGTCGTATCTGGATTTTTGCCATGTGATGCGCAGGATGAATCCGGCCTTTTACGAGCTTGACACCCGAGTTACGCAACCGCTCGAGTGCCGCCTCCGCGTCTTCGTCAGGCTGCGATTTATAAACGTCGAGTGTGAGCTCGAAGTTGCCGGGCAGGGTGACCGATTTGCCGCTTTCCATGCCCTCGGCATGCATACCGGCAAGCTTGTTCTTCAGATCGTTCACGGCCTTCTCAGGCTGGTTCGGGTCGAACTCCGTCAACGCCTTGACGATGTCGTGGCCGCGCTGCACTACACCGTTGGCATAGCCCGAGAAAATCCCATGCACGGTCTTGACCATCCGGGAAATGCTGGTATCGACCATGGCGAGTGTTGTCGATGACCGGAGCTCCTCATCTACCACCAGACCCGCAAGCGAGAGAGGGGCCGTCGCGTTTTCCCGGATGACCTCGTCCCCGGCGCCCTGTACCCGCTTGCGCAGAGCTTCGATACGCTTGCGCCACAACGGCAGCGAGCCATGCACGCGCCAGTAGGCACGGATCTTCTCCCAGACCCGCTCGATGAACTGCATGACACCCTGCAGGATCTTCGTGACCGTTTCCTTGATGCCTTCGGTCGCGATCGTCGTACCAATATACGATTCCATCGACGGCACGACCTGTTCGGGCTCGACGTCGGTGCCGGCCACGGCAAGATCTCCTGCTGTTTCCATGAGCGCCGCTTCCGCCGGCGTCGCTTTCTCGATCCTGTCAGCGACAAAGGCGACATCACTGAGGGAATCGGCAATCTGGATATTACGTTCCGACTCGTCCAGGTCCTGGGCAATCTCCGCGGAAGTCTCGCCCGCTTCCCCCAACTCGTTGACGGCTTCCTCCATCGCCCAGGCAAGCGCAAGCTCCTCGCGCAGTGATTCGAGCGCTTCGGCGTCCGCCGCGGGCTCGGCTTCCGGTTGTGCAGGCACACCCGAGACATCCGACGCGCCATCAGATGCATTTGTCGCGCCGACTGGCGTCGGCTCCACGGGTTCGGGCGACACCTCGCCGGTCACCGGCGCGTCGGGCAGCGACGGCACTGGCTCGACATTGGACACAGCCGCAGATGCATCGCTTGCGGCTGGCGCCGCCGCGGGCGCTGGCTCCGCTACGGGTACTTCTGGCACCGCAGCTGACTCATCCGCACCAGCAGCCGGGGCAGGAGAAAGAGCCGGTGCGGCTGCGCCTTCTACAACGGAATCAGCCAGATTTGCCGGGGCTGCTCCTTCCGCACCCTCGTCGGCCCCGGCATCCTCTGCCGGCGCCGGCGGTGTCTCTGCACCACTGCCGGATCCATTCGCCGCATCACCTTCAGGCTTCCCAGTGGGAGGCTTGCCTTCGTCATCTGGCCCGGATGACGTTTGTGCATCTTCGCCGGGTTTGCCTTCATCTTCCCCGGCGTCCGTCGGCGCTTCATCAAAGGCCTCAAGGCCCAGGAAATACCGTCGCATGCTTTTTCCTCCATACCAGACGCAAACGAAAGAGCCGCCCGAAGGCGGTTGAAGGAACGCGGGCTCTATGCCCATACGCGCAATGGCGCTTTCGGTGGATCGATCACGAACTCGGCGAGCCGAGCGCGCTCATCGTCGGATAGTGGCCGGCTCATGCGCAGGTTCGCGTGCCAACCCGGTAACGTGGTCGCATCTCCGCTGTCCTTGAAAATGGCGAGCTCGCCAATCATGTCCAGTTCTATACCGTCGCATGATGCGTACTCGGCGCCCCCAAGCGGCTCGATCAACTGCGCCGCCAGCAAAGCCTTGCGCAGTTCGTCAGCATCCGGCGCGCGCAGGTAGTAATCATGGAAGGTCATGTCAGCCTCGTTAAGTCAGAGAGTGCTGCGTCGTCGAACCGGCGCGGCCAGTATTTGGCCTCGCGTGCCCAGATACTCGAGATGAATGCGCCGCGCCTTGAACCGATCGACATCTGTGTGATCGTCACTTGCATCGGGCGCATCGTGATGGATGCTCGCCCGTTGATCGAGGTCGAGGCAGTGCTCCAGTCTCCCGACCACGCAATCGCGACCCGGACCCTGTCGCCCTCGGCCACTGTCACCCCCAGCGATGTCGCGTTACTGCCGATGTATGACCACATCGCCCCCGTGTTGACTGCCTTGTAAATGCTGACGCCAATGTTGCTGCCATCGTCCAGCGAGATCAAGACCGCACTGGTCGCGGTCGGGATGCCAATGATCACGGCATCGATTAGCAACGTGCCGTCGCCGGGTTTGAAGAAGGCCAGATTGCTTGTCGTCAGCCTGTCGAGCGCGCGTGTCGCAGCCGCTGACGTCGTTGGAATGTAGCTCGTCGCGAATCCGGCCTGTTCAAGTTGCGAGCCGCCGTGATAGAGACCCGATACGCCATCGCCCACATAGTCAACCGACCCGTTCTTCTGCAGCAAGACGGCTCCGCTGATCGTGTTGGCAATCGTGACCCTTCCGGTTACGCGCAACTCCATCCATCCGTCGCGTAGCGGAATGGATCGCGCATTGACGAAGGTCCAGTCCGGTCCGCCGGCACTTTGCGTAAGTACTGTCCCACTGACCAGGTCGAATGAGGCGCCGCAGTAGCTATCCCCGCTGCGCATCTCAACATATGCCTCCGTGCGCTCTCTGCGGCGCAGTCGGGTCGACCATGTGAAGTTTGTGCTGGTTGACACCGATACAGCGACATCCTTATACACGGAGTGGGAAGTGACGTCCCCGCCTGCCGCCTCAACAAAAAACCGCGCAAAATTCGCCTCATCCGGGGCGGCCGTTCCATCGGCACCCACCTGAACATTCGTTGATTTCCAAAATTCCGGTGCATCCGAATTGGGCAACAGGTTGGTGTGCGATTCCTCAAGGAGAAGCCCTTGTAACTCGCCCGTATATGGGTCGTGATCGAAGCGTGCAACGTTGCTCGCCGCCGTGCCTTGCCAGCGATTGGCACCAAAATACCGTGCCGCCGAAGCCCGCGTAAATGTCCAGTCGCCCCGGATGGCAGGGTTGGCCAGAAAATTCAGATCGAGTGTGGGCCCATCAGGGTCTGGTGGCTGCGTAGCCCATCTGAGACGGTTGGCGAGTCTGCTCATTGATCCTGTCCTGCCACGAGGCCGAAGTAGGTTTGCCGCCCGTCGGCGCTTCATCAAACGCCTTAAGGCCCAGGAATTACCATCGCATGGGTTTATCCTCCAAACCAGCCATTCGTATCGACGGCACTCGCATCACCTGTCGTCGGAATCATTGTCGGGCGGTGACGGGTCATCATTTGGCCGGCAACGCCGCATGCGGTGAAAACGGAACCCCATGCTCCTTTCGGCTCTCGCCCGTCTGGAGCTCGTAGCATTTGAGCGACTCCTGGATGCGTACGAGACCTGATCGCACATTCGTGAGTGCGAGACTCGATACGCTCAGCAGGGGCTGGTTGATCCAGTTGCAAAACGCTGCGTTGAACGCGAGCATCGCGCGGAAATACGTTTCCACCACTTTCCCGTGCGCCGCGCTGTTGGCAGAGCCGTCTCCCTGATCCAGCTTGCCCATGGACGCCTGGGCCTTCTGTGAAGCGCTCGCGAGGGCTTTGCGCGTGCGCTGGAGCTCGCCTTCGCGGTTTGAGCTCGTGAACTTCTCCACCGCTCGTAGCTGCATCTCGAACTCATCGACGAGCGCATCCATCTCGTCAAACGTGAGTGGCTTGCACTGCGCCGCCTGCACACTGCGGGTGGCGGCTTCGCCCGCTCGTGCGTCAGCAAGCTGCACCTGGTGGGTGCGCAGCTTTTCAAGGACAGACAGGGTCGTGGCGTCGCCATCGTGCTGCAGGTCGGACACCATCAGCACCTTGTTGTGCGGAAGATCGTCCGAGATTTCCACATCGAGATTACCAACCCGTTTCGCGCGCCGCGGACCTGGCATGCTGGCGAGCTTCACGCTCGCGAGGTCATAGCGCAGTTTCGATGCCGACTCCTCGGCATGGGTGGCGTCGAATGCCTCGATGCCCTTGACAGCCTTGCCGCCCATCGTGAGGGCATACCGCGCATAGTCGCCAAAGACCCATTCCATCGTTCGCGACCAGTCGCGGTTCAACTGGACGTAGGCCTGGCCATCCTTCACAGGCTGATAGCCCGCCTCATCGAAGACACTCACCGTCGCGCCTTCCTTGAGCGGTGACTTCGCCTTTTCGAGGCTCTCGAGGTATTTCCTCAGGCTCTCCAGCCGGGCACGGCTGTTACCGATCAGCGTGAAGGTGCGTTTGAGCCAGCCGATGAACGACTCCCAGATCTTCGCAACGTACTTCAGGATCGTCTCGATGATGCCTTTGGCCGTTTCCCTGAAGCCCTCGGTGGCCACCGTGCCGTCTTCGGCCCGCTCAGCGGGCTGCATGAACTCTTCCGGCTGGATGTCCGTACCTGCCGTGGCCATCTGCGCACAGGTATCGATCAGCTGCGTCTCCTGGACACTTGCGTCCTGGATGTTGCCTGCGACGACAGCCAGGTCTTCGAGCGCATCCGCGGTATCCAGACCGCGATTGACGTCTGCAAGATCCGTCTGGATCTGTGCCTCGTCACGCGCGTTTTCGTCGATAAGGAGGACTTCCTCCTCCAGCGATATCGCAATGTGAGGGTCCTGGTACGACTCCAGCGCGACAATAAATTTGCGCATCGTACGACCTGCAGCGAAAGGCAGGGGCGCATTGCCTGGGGGTCGCCCAGGCATTCACCGGCCTGCTGGATGGATAGATCGGCTCATGATGGCGTACGTGACATGCGCCACGCCGGCCCCAGGATCAGGCCGCCTCTTTCGCCTCCTCCTTCGTCTGCGCTGTGGCCTCGCTGGCCACGGAACCATGCGCGCGAATGGACTGCTCGACGTGCTGGTTAAGCGACTTGCCGGTCTTGACGGCGTACGACGTCATGGCGACGAACGGCGCATCGATCAGCTTGAGCACCCCGCGCACCGCCTTGACGGCTTCAGATTTCCCCTCATCCGATCGAGCTGCCTGCTCGCAGGCCCTCAGTAGCAGTTCCTTCGCCGATTCCGAGGTTTTGGCAAGCGACTGCTTCTGCCGGATCGCTTCACCGAGCTTGATCACGTTGTCACAGATTGCAACGGCCGGGTCGCGAGTGAGCACGGGTACGTCCTCGCCCTTGAACTCTGCGGTCTGCCTGTTGAATGCAAGCAGACCCGCGTTAGAGCCATCGAGCGTCGGTGTGATCATCATCACGATGGCCTTGCCGCCCGGCAGTTCTGCCGAACGGCCAACCGCAGCGCCCTCCGGCGCAGGAAGGCCCTGCGCCGCCGCATCATGTACGGGCTCGAGCCCAAAGTGCTCCGGCGAAAAGTCCTTCGCAAGCTCGCCACCCGCGGCATCGGCAAGAACCTTATCGACTCCAGCGGTGGCGACCTTGCCAACAATGTTGCCATAGGCGCCGAACATCTTTTCCGTCACCTCCAGCACTCGCGCCGACCCTGCGGGATCGGCCGGCACCTTGCCGCCCAGGTGAAGCGCGCCCGCGAGACCTGAATTCTTGATGACGCGCTCCTTCGGCTCGCCTTCCATCTTGCCAGCCGCCTCCCTGAGCGACTTCGCGCGGCTCACCATGGCCTCGACATTGTCGAAGAGCTTCTTGACGAAGCCCTTGACCCACTCGATCGCCTTCCTGATCGCCGCGACGATCGTATCCCAGACCTTCCTGACCTGCTCGCCGACTTCCTCCATTGCGATCTTCGTCGTCTCGCTGCGCCGTGCAATCGAGCCGAACGACTCGAGCGCCGGCGTCACACGCAGGGTCTTCACCCCCAGACGCCTGTACATATGCTTCAGGCTGATGTCCAGCACGCCGGCGCCGGCCTGGTCCAGTCCACCCGATTCGAGTGACACCCTCAGGTGTTCGCGCAACGCTTCGAGCGCTTCCACAGTCTCGACTGCTTCATCGGTCAGCGCATCGTGCTGGTCGAGCTCCGCCTCATCCTCGACGATCTCCGTGAGGCCTTCTTCCTGCGAATTGGCGAGGTCCTCCACTTCTTCTGCATTTTCTTCTTCCTGCAGAAGCTCCTCTTCCTCCATTGCTGCCACGAGACCGCGATGTGTAATCCGACGCATGCTAGAACTCCTCATTTCGCCTGGCAAATAGACAGGATTCCGGATTATTATCCGCACAGGACGTATCCAGGTCGGGCTCATCTGGCACCCGGAACGTCAGCCATACAATTTGACCCGGAGGGGAAAGGGCTCAGAGATTGCCGAACAGCAGGTGCAGTGTCCCGATCAAGTCCTCGATGCCGCCAGCTCGGGAAGTCCATTGCTGGATGACATCAGCCAGCAGGGCAGTCCCGGGGCCCGCTGCGATCGGCTGAGTCGACTGCATGTAGCTGAAGAACTCTTCAGCCGCCTCTGTGGGTTCGGTCTCGTCAGGGGTCTCGCCGGCATGCGCCAGACGTCTTCCTCCGTCAAAGGGCAACAGGAAGCTGGCCCACGATTCCAGCGGGAGATTTCGCCGCCCATGCCTGATGAAGTGCAACGTATCAATCAGGAACCGCTGGTGCGTATCGCCAAAGGACGGGCTTTCCGGCTGCGTTGCGTACCAGTCCGTGAAGCTCGCTGTTCCGAAGGCATCGAGCGCGACGATCAGGATCTTCTCCCGGAATTCGAATGACATCGTAGCGGCCGCCCGCCTGATGTACTGTGCGTAGAGCATTTCCACGGCGGCATTGGCATCCGCTGTGTTCTGCTGGGGCACCACAATGCCAGCGACCGGCGTCGTGCGGATGCGGATATCGAATGGTCGTGGCTTGACAGCGAGACGCGGTGGCAGGGTCTTGCCGAGGAAGCCACGCGGATAGAGGCGCAGGGCACCGGAAGTGCCCTGCCTGCCGGCATGGATGTCAGGCATGGGAGGCCTCCATCCGGGCGATCCTCGCATTCAGACCCTGCACGCGGTCCTGCATGTACTCGATTTCATGCTCAAGTGCTGCATCGGGCTTCTTCGCCAGCAGCTTCTCGAGCTTGAGCTTGCGCAGCTGGACAAGCTTGAGCTCATCCTTAGCTTCGTTAAACCGCGCGACCTGCCATTCAGCTTCCAGTTTCCCGAGGTGATAGAACGGATTCATCTGGACCGGCACTAACCCGAACCTGAACGGATCAAGCCTCTTCTCCCCGATGGTTTCCTTCAGCGCCCCGAAATCGGCGTTCCTGATGACGATATCGGGGATCGTCTCGAAGGTGTCCTCGATCGACTTCACTGGCGCGGATACCGCACGAAACATCGTGCAGAACGCGACGAAGTTCTCGTTGATCCATTTGACCTCGCCCGGTTGCAGTGCATGCGTGAATGCTTCGCCGTCTTCCGCGTAGGGAATCGCCTCGACGACCAGCGCCATGTTCGCGAGCTTGCGTGCAAAGCGTGAAACAAACGCGACCGCTTCGATAAACTGCAGCACGTTCGCTTTCCTGAAGGTCAGTGCCTCGGCTGAAATTTCCTCGTTGTATGTCTTGACGACGAACATCTCGGCAAGCATCAGCGTCGCCTCAGATCCTTTCAGGCCCGCTTCAATCGTCTCGAACATGCTGCCCTTGCCAACCAGCTGGCCAAAGCTCGCCGCAAAGCCCTGCATCTCTTCGGATTTCCACTTCCATTTGCCGAGCAGCCCCGCGGCAGTGGTGAACGCTGGCAGTGTGGATGTGACAAGCTCCACCCGCGTATTGCGGATGTCGTCGAGCACAACGTCCTTGCGCAGCCTCGGAAAGAGGGCGGTGATATAGGAGGTCAGTTTCATGACGTTCCACCTCAAAGGCGAGGTGCCGATACCATGCTGTACGCGCGCAGGATCTCCGAGACATCCGGGCCACCCGAACCCTTGCTATAACCCTTGATGTCCTTGAAACCGAGATTGCTCACCTCCGGAATGCCGCGGTGATAGAACTCCACACGCGCCCATTCGCGGTCGATCACAGCCACGATCATCAGTGAAGTCCGCTCGAAGATTTTCTGGCGTACGTGGAAATCTGCGAACCGGCCGTTAAGCTCCTGCTCGAGCATGGACACGGTACTGGCCGACATGACGACCATGTTCGAGGCTGAGGCGACCGATGGATTGCCATGGAATATCGCTGCGAAAGCGTTCTTTCTTTCCTTCGCAACGATATTTGCATAGAGGCGATCGCCATCAGCCGTGAGGTTTTTGCGGTGCGCATCGACGAGATCCCGACAGAGAATCATGTCCTTCCAGAACGCAAGCCGGCCTGCACGCCATGCGTGGTAGCGCTCCTTGACAGAAGTACTGTCATCACCGGGAGACAGCACATGAACAAGCTGATCGGTCGGGATGGTGTTGGCGATAAGGCGGATTGAAACGGGCACCTTGAAGGTCTGGCCTTCGTGCTTGATTGCCACTTCAAAAATCTTGCCGACCGACAGGTTGACGTTCTCTTTCAGCGTGCTGAGCGCATCCTCCCCGAATGACGCAGCCACGCGTGCGTGCTCGAGTTTTTCACGCTCCATGCGCTGCATCTCGTTCTCGCGTTTCATCCGGTTGAACTTCTCGTCATCCGCATCAAGCGGCCTGCCAGCTCTGGCGCCATGGCCTGATTTCACCTGCGCTTCAAGTGCCACTCCAGTGCACCAGCCAGTTGGCAACCTGTCGCGGTACGCTTCTGCAGCCGTCATCATGTGATGCAGTTTCGATACGGCCGAAGCCGTTTTCGTTGCAGCGGAAGCACCTCCCGCGACCAGATCCAGAGCATCGAATTCGCGCTTCGGATTGAATTTTCCGAGCACGGAAGCGACGGTCGTCTTGCCAATGACCGAGTTCAGGGATACAGCCTGCAGGTAGTAGCCGGCAAAGATGTTGCTCATCGATTGCATGACGTCAGGCAGTACATCCTCGAACAGCACTGCGGTATCGATTAGCACCAGCGGTTCCACCCGTGCCGCCTGGGTAAACGCAACGAGCGAATCATGTCGTGCGCCCTGTTTCGCAGCCAGATTGATGCCCTGGATTATCGCGTTAATGGCGCTCAAGCCCACCTGACTCGCTGCGGCCGCGCTAACGGGATCAGCCATCGCCCATCCTCCTCATTCGGGTAAGCACGGGAACGCCCATGTCCGAGATCAACGCTTCGGGCGCGCCGGACCCCGACGCGTGCTCGTCCTATGCGCAACTCAGTCTGGACAATGTTTTCAGTCAGGCTGGCATTACCGCCGAACAGGCGGTCGATACGTTGCTGCTGACCTTGCCGCAGGGCGCGCGGGGCATCAACGCGCTGCGCAACGCGTATTACGGGATCAACCACCGGCTCACCCCCCAGGCCATACCGATCAACAAAGACACGTTTGGCCTCACGTTCTTCACGCGCCCGCGCCTGAACCTGTCACCCGGGAACCTGAGATCCGAGCGAATCTTCAACCCGCTCACCAATATCAACCCGTACAGCATTCAAAGAATTATTCGTTGCTATCTGGATCCGGACAGTAATCGCGATCCCGCGACCGGCATGAGCTCGCCGTTTGTCGATCCGCTGTCGGCCTTTATTCCCATTCTCTCGAATATGCTGGTGTCGGCTGCGGGCTGGCCGGATATCACCGTGCCTTACACGACCTCGCATGAGGGCGTGTACAAGGAGGTGTTTTCGCTGGTGGATGGCGTGACTGAAATTTACTCGGCATACGATATCACCCTCACTTTCCGCAACATGCAGGGCGATCCTGTTACGGCGCTGTTCTTCTACTGGTCAATGTATATGTCGCACGTCTTTCGGGGCACGCTCATGCCGTACCCTGAGATGATCGTCGACAACGAGGTCGATTACCAGACGCGTATCTATCGTCTTGTGCTCGACGTCACGAAGACGAAGGTGCAGAAGATCGCCGCCTGCGGCGCGGCGTTTCCGTACTCACCGGCCAACGGCGCTGCGTTCAACTACGACAGCCAGAGTCCGCTTAACCAGTCGCACGAGCAGATCAGTATTCCCATGCACTGCGTGGGCGCGATCTATCAGGATCCCATCCTGCTCTACGCGTTCAACAGCACCGTTGCGCTTTTCAATCCGGTCATGGCCGACGGCCTGCGCACCATGTCATGCACCAAGGTACCCATGGCGGCGCTGCAGCTCTTTAACCACCAGGGCTACCCATGGATCAATCCCGACACATGGGAGCTCGAGTGGTGGGTAGATAGCCAGCTCTACCAGCAACTGATCGGCTGGCTCACGAACCTGCAGAACCAGCTCGCGACCCCGCTTTTTTCCACCGGCCAGAACCAGACGGGCGAGGCGAGTGGCAATCCCGCTCCTGACACCGTCGTCGGCACCGCCCCGAACACGCTTGGACAACTTGACTTTGGCGATGGCAGCACCGCCTGAACTGCAGCGCCGTTCGACCTCACCCGGTACCTGAACAAGAGGGCGGCAATCAAGCGAGGAAGCGATGCCGAACAGTTTGTCGATCCAGTCAGTCCCGTCGGGCAGCCCCACCATCAACGACCTCATCCAGAACATCCTGCTGTATCAGTACAACCCGTCGCTCATCGCCCAGGTCAACTTCAACTACCTGGGCGAAGTCACGAACGGTCTCGTGAGCATCGTCGACCCAAGCAATCCCTACGTGCATGCGATCGAGACGGGCGCCGTGAACGTCGCGGCCTTCCTCCAGAAGGTCGAGGCGTTGAACCGCAGACAGTACCCCGTCGCCGCGCTACTCATGAGCGACCTGTACACCCATATGTCGGACGTCGACTATGTCGACCGCTTCGCGACACCTGCCGTGACCACATGGTCGATGATCGTTGACGAAACAGAGTTGCTCGCGAAACTGGTCCTGGACCCGACGACAGGGCTCAGGAAGCTCGTAATCCCGCGCAATACGTATTTCGTTGTGGGCAAAGTGCAGTTCAGCCTCCAGTACCCGATCGTGATCGAGCAGATGGCGCATGGGGGTCTTTCCATTACCTACGACACAACCACCACCTCCCCCCTGCAGACGCTTTCGTCGAATCTCGTGAGGTGGCAATACCGGCAGGCCAAGGACAAGCTCTGGGTCTACATGGAGTTCAAACTCCAGCAGTTCGACATCATCTCGCGCACGGGACCCTGCACGCCCTCGAAGGCATTCCAGCTGACCATCCCGATCAATGATCAGTTCTACTACTGCCGGGTCTATGCCCAGGATCCGTCGACGAACCACTGGGTCGAAATTGACGTCACATATTCGACCCAGATCTATGATCCCCTCACACCCACCGCGGTGGTCACGCTCTCGACCAATACCCAGACCGGCGCCAACCAGGCCGCGATCGCGATACCGCAGATTTACACGAGTTCTGGCCTGCTGAACCAGAACATCCGCGTGGACCTCTACGAAACCAAAGGTCCGCTGAACATGAACCTGTCGAACTATGCACCGACGGCCTTCAGCGCGACCTTCCTCGCGATCGACAAAAGTGACGAGACGATCTTCACCGCGCCCATGTCGACATTCTCGGCACTCATCGTCTACTCGGATCAGGTCGTGCTCGGTGGCACCAGTGCAGTCGATTTCCTCACCCTGCGGCAACAGGTCATCGACAACTCGGTAGGCCCCCAGTCCATTCCGATCACACAGGCACAGATCGACGATGTACTGGGCCAGAAGGGTTTCGGCGTGGTCAAGAATATCGACAACATCACCGACAGGGTCTTTCTTGCCACGGCACCGATGCCACAGCCGGCCGACGCCGAATTGATCACCGCAGCCACCAGCACCATTGAGACTGTCACACTGTCGGTGGCCGACGCGATCCAGAACAGTGCGGTGATCGACAATGGCACAAGCATCACCGTCACGCCCGCGACGCTCTACCAGAACAACAATGGCGTCGTCTCCATGGTCAGCGACAGCGTGGTCAACCAGCTGGAAGCCATGTCGGCGGGTAGCAAGGCACTCGCCATAACCGGCGGAAAATATCTCTATAGTCCGTTCTACTACGTACTCGATCTCACTGGCAACGAGGTTGCATGGCGTCCTTACCGCCTTGACAGTCCTGCGGTCGTCACCAGGCTCTGGGTAGGGGAGAATGACAGTACGGGCCTGCAGGTCAGCACCAATACCTACACGATCAGCTGCACCGCGACCGGGTACCAGCTCGTGCTCGCCACCACTTCCAGTGCCGCGTATCAGGCGATCGACGACAGCCAGGTGTTCTGCCAGCTTTCGTTCGTCCCGCCAGGGGAAACCGCGCGGGCCTGTCTGCAGGGGGGGCTGACCGGAAAGACCAGCGCGGGCGAACGGCTCTTCACGTTTGATCTGTCGACAAACTTCAATATCGACGCTGCGGGCAACCTGTCGCTCACCCGGTTCTTCATGTACAACGCGACACCGCGACTCACCGCAGCGGCATTGACAACCACGTTCGACGTCCTCTATCTGACAAGCTCGTCGATGCCGCCCGAGTGGCAGAAGGGAGCGGTGGACGGTGTGCTCGGCGCGTTTCTTGTCCCAGAGGGGACAGCGGGGATTACCAACGAGCAACTCGTCATCGGGTTCGGGCAATTCCTGGACACGCTCTGGGCACAGTGCAGGACGGTCGTCTCGACGCTTCAGTACCAGACGTACCAGACCAACATCCCATATTACTATCAGGAGGATGTCTACGAGGTCGATCCGGTAACCGGCAGCGCCATTACGATCGTTGACGGCGAACCGCAGTTCACGATCCTGCATTACAAGGGGGAACCCGTCCGGAACACCGATGGCACGCCGAGCTACCAGTTCAGGGTCGGCGACGTCATCCTCATCAACGGCAACCCGGTACCGGTGAATCCGAGAAGCGTCGCCCAGGAGCTCGACATCATGATGATCGATGCGGTCTACCGTTTCGCGACAGACTCGGTGGCGCCAGCGTACGTCGAGCAGCTTCTTGATACCGTGGTGGGGTGGCTGACGGGAGAGTTTGAGACCTTCAATGACAACCTGCTCGAAAACACCTCGCTCTACTATTACCCGGTCGCGAACATGGGCAGCGTGCAGGTCTGGGGACCGGACGGCATTCTCTACAACATCGACGCAGCCCAGAGCTTCCAGGTCACCTGTCTCGTCACGCCTACGATATTCGCAAACGACAGCCTCAAGCAGCAGTTGCAGACGATCACCATCTCGACCATCGATACCCAGCTCCAAAGCGACGTGGTATCAATGTCGGCCATCACCACAGCACTTAACAAGGTCTATGGAAACGACGTAATCAGCTTCGTGGTGTCGGGCCTCGGCGGCTCGCTCAACCTGAACACGGTCACCCTGGTGGACCGCTCGACCCAGCTCGGCATTGCCAAGCAGCTGGTGGCTAACGCCGATGGCACGTTAAGCGTGAAGGAAAACGTGATTGTCTCCTTCATCTCGTACAGCGCCACAACACGTTAGGACAGTGGAAGATGAGGGCATAAAGGGTCACCGTAGATATTCCACGGTGACCCTGGTAATCCAGTCATCGTGCAACCGGAAGCGGAGGTGCAATGAATTCGGGGTATCCGTCGGAACGACGACGCTGAATTACCGGCGGCTTCGATAGATCTCATGTCCCGCGTAGACGCCCATAAATACCCCGACAACCATGGCCCCCACGGCAAGCGATTCATCAGTCTGCCCGGAGGCTTCCATTCCCGTCGCGTATCGCCAGAGCCCAACGCCCGCCGCCGTCATGAGCAAGCTGAAGACCAGGCCCCATAACGGACCCGCAGCACGCGACCGTAAGCTGTCAAAGATCTTCATCATCACGCTCCTGCCTGTGCCTGCACCGACGCTTCTCATTATCGTACGCGGCAAGAATGGCGCCGACAACAACGAAACCCCTGATCCAGAACACTCAGTAACGGATTCGTTCGAGCCTGGCGCCAAGTTCCATCCATTCCACTGGTGCCTTGCCAGTTTCGTCGACGATGTTTTCCACAATGAAGTGCGTGATGTCTTTTGCAAGACGAATCGCCATCTGCGCGGTCAGCCGGATCCCGGCAGCATACGACAGCACGTTGTGCACCAGCACTCCCAGGTCGCTGACGTCCCGGCCCAGTTTGGCAACCGCGCTGAGCAGCGCAGGGCAGAGCATTTCCGTTACCTCATCAGACCCAAGATGGAAGAGGAGTTGGGTCACGGTCGTCTCAAGCGCCCCGACGTGCGAGTCCATTGAGGCCATCAACGGCGTGAGCTTTCTGAGCGACCGGATTGATTCGCTAATGTTGAGCTGCCGCTGGATCCGGGAGAAGGCCGTATAAAGCTCGTCGATGGCAGGCCGGTCGCGTTCCCGCTTGCGGTCGCCACCGTGCCTGAGATCGCGCAGCAGGGCGTTAAGTTCGTCCAGCGTCAGTGAGCGCCCCTCAAACTGGACGATCAGGGGTTTCTCCAGTTCGCTCAGGTCATGCAGCACCACGTGCACGTCGATGGCAGAAGCAGACTCCCTGAAATCCTTTTCGACGATCGAATCCAGCAGGTTCACACGCTGCCGGATGATCACCGCCAGACCTTCAACGAGCCCGCCGATCGCGCTGATTGCCTGCGAATATTCTCCGTTGTGAAGCAGGTCGAGAAACAGCTTTTCAGGGCCAGGCTGATCGCCATAGAAGTAATTCCTGGAAGTGCCCTGCACGTATTCGACTATCTGCTCGAACGACAGCTGGGCGGGACCACCGCCGTCGCGACTCCTGTACCTGCCCTGATGGGACGCCTTGAGTGCGTCAAGCAGTTCCTCGGCCACCTTCACCAGCGCCGCGATATTTTTCTCCGTCTCGCTGGCCGCTTCGTCGAGACTAACGTCCTTTTCCTCCTCGTCCGATCCGCCCTTAATCCACCTGATGGTCTTCCCGATCATGCGTCTGAGTGCGGCCAGCGCGGACTTGATGGCGTCCCAGATTCCGCTGACGATCGACTCGCTGGCGAGCGCGAGTCGCGTCCTGCCAGGCTGCAGGGAATAGAAGCTCATGGGTGCACCATCGCCAAAGTCCGGTGTGATGCGCAACCCCTCGATCGCGAGCGCCTGGCTCATACCGCGCTGCTTGCGGATCTCGGCACGCAACACGAGCAGATCCTCGATGCGCTCTTCCATCGCCGTGATGGCCTCCGTCTCTTCTTCGAGCTCCGGCGGCGCACCCGTGCCGATCGTCTCGACGATCTGCGGCACGACTTCGAGGTCAGTGTCATAGTCATCGACACCTGCGTTCAGGCCCGCGTTCATGCTCTGGTTAAACATGGCCGTCCCCCAGCTGCATCTGACGGATCAGCGCGAGCGCCTGTCCCGCAAGCGTATAGATCGCAACCAGGTGCTGGTTATTGAAGCAGCAGCTATCCTTGTCGACGTACGTCGCCACGCCAATCAGGTTATCGTAGAAGCCCGCACCGGGATCGACCAGAGCAAACGCCTCCGCATGCGCGGCGCGGTAACGCATCATCCAGAATTCACGCGCGCTCGCGAGCGCCTGACGCACGTCGAAGGCGACCTCCTCGTTAAACACCGCGATGTATCGCTGGACTTCAGACAGCACCGTGAAGTTGTAATGGGTACCGGGTGCCTCGACGGCGGTGGACGGCAGGGATACAACCCGCGAAACGGCAAGTGCGACCGCGGTGGCAATGACGCGGCTGCGGTGCTCCAGTTCGCGGATCTGGGTGTTAGTCGCGGCAAGGAATGGGACAAATTCGGCTTTCATGATGGGACCGTGGTCAGATACCGGTTTGCCGCAGTGCAGCGGCCTTCACGAAGAGATCGTTATTGGCGATGCTCTCGAGCTCCCGCTGGAGCTTTTCCTGCGAGATGCGCTGACGCCGCGACGACGAGAGAAAGTCGGCCATGTAGCTGAAGAGCTGCCGGCGATTGCTAACCGTCGCAAGTACTTCGTCAATCGCCGCGATGTCCTCCGCATAGTCCGCCTGCATTTCCTTGCTGAGCTTCGGATCCTTCATCCCCTCGACCAGCTGCTCACGGATGCGCTCATAACGCGTCTTTAGCGTTCCATACGCCTCTGTCTCGGCGCCTTTCGAATCCGCCGTGCAACTGGCCATCAGCATGGACCACGTGCCGCCCAGCGTGAGCGGCACGGCAAGCAGCAGAATCATTTTCAGCGATTCCGCATAGAGCCACGCGAGCCGGTTCCGATACGCAATATGGCCATCGATCCGGTTGAGCTTGTCGAGCCCCGTCACCAGGTCCCTGCCTGCACCGAGGCGCACGGCGAACTGGTCCGCGAGCGCCTCGAAGCCGTTCATGTCGAATAGCGGCATCCCGATCTCCGACTGCAGTTCGCGCGCAATGCTCGATACCACCACGATCTCGATGACCTTCCTGTCCGCCGATTTCGCCAGCATCTCCACGTCCAGATCCTGAAGATGGGAAACGGATTTCACTTTGGCCAGTACCGCTTCGCGATCCTTGACGCTGGCCGACTGGTCCAGCTTTTTCGACAGGCCAGCGAGTATCTGGTTGGTCGTCAGCGTATGGCTGATCAACTCGAAATACGCAAAGACGTGTCCAAGCTCATGCAGGACAATCGCTGCAATTTCCTCCGCTGACAGCTTCTTCTGGAAAAGCTGGGGTGGGACGATCAACACCGACTGCAGGTCGCTGAACACACCAGACACACGCGCATTCCTGCGATCCACCCGGCCGATGGGCCGGACCTGGCTCTGCGCAATCAGCTTGTCGGCATCCGCATTGGTCAGCATGTGCTGCCGGAAATAATCCCCCCATCTGCTTAACAGGACATGGTTCTTGTTCACGGCCGGCGGATAGACGACGGGGCCGTCCTCCATCCACGCCACCTTCACGTTCATGCCTGTGTAGTGCGCGATGAGCACCGGCAACTGCATGGCAGCGTCATGATCCGCAATCGCATCGGGCTTGACACCCTCCAGCTCCCGGAACAATGCGGCCAGCTCCCGGAAAAAGGCATCGCTCTGGAAATCGACGTCCTCACAGGCAATCTGCAGCATCGGTATTTTCAGCCACATGACTCGCGTCCTTTGTTCCCGAAAATTAAATCTGACCGGCGATCGCCATCGTGTGCTGGTTGCCACGACCGGCAGCCACGACATCACCGGCATTTCATAGGGATTCGCGAGCCGTCGTCCATCAGCGCTCATCTACAGGAAGCGGGAGTTCCCCATGTCCGGGACGGCCACCAGCAAACCGGTTGCCTGGGAATGCAGATTTGCCGTGTACTGTCCGCCACCCAGGGGCGAACGTGACGACTACCACCTCGTCAAGGAAATTGCGCACTACCCGGACGGCTCCGCGAAGCCGCACATCCGGCTCATCAGGAATTTCACTTTCCCGTTCTGGGTCACGAAACGCGCATTCAGAAACCATCAGGAAAAAAAAGAATGGGAGCTGCTCGAGCGGCTGAACCGCTTCGAAAGTACGCGCGCCAGCCAGAATATGGCCATCGCGAAGGCGCTGGAAATGCCAGGCGTACGGGACCCGCACATCCTCAGACGCTCGCCGTATCTGTACGGCGCCGATCTCCTGTCCACATCGGTGATCCGCAAGACGTACATGGAGCGCTTTCCCGCGGTGAACACGCCATATAGCGTCGCCGCTTTCGACGTCGAGACCGATGCTGTTCACGGCACCGGCGAGATCATCATGGCCACGCTCTCGTACCGGGACAGGATCATTACGGCCATCTGCAAGTCATTCCTCGCGAACCAGGGCGTGGGCGAGGGCGTGGACATCGAACAGGCGCTACGCGGCAAGCTGGATTACTATATCGGTGACGTATGCAGCAAACGCGGAGTGCGCTGGGAAGTCGTGCTGGCCGACAGTGCCGCCGACATCGTCCTCGCATGTTTCCGGAAGGCGCACGAATGGAAGCCGGACTTTGTCGCGATCTGGAATATCAACTTCGACATGCCGAAGATGATCGAATGCCTCGAGCACGCCGGGCTCGATCCGAAGGACGTATTCAGCGATCCGGCCGTGCCCGGGGCGTGGCGCCACTTCAGGTACAAGGTCGGCAGCAGCAGGAAGGTCACGGCTTCGGGCAAGGTGAGTCCGATTCCACCTCATGCGCAATGGCACACCGTCTTCTGTCCGTCCAGCTTCTACTTCATCGACGCCATGTGCGTCTACTGGCATCTGCGCTCGCAGAAGGGCAAGGACCCGTCATACGCGCTCGACGCGATCCTCAGGAAGACGTTCGGCGAGCGGATCCGCAAGCTCCGTTTCGAAGCGGCCAGCCATCTGGCCGGTATCTCCTGGCATCAGTTCATGCAGCAGCATCACCCGCTTGAATACGTGATCTACAACGTGTTCGACTGCGTGTCGATGGAACTGCTCGACGAAGAGAACAAGGACCTGCAGCTCACCTTGCCTGGTTTTGCCGGATGGACTGACTTCTGCAATTTCAACTCGCAGCCGCGACGCCTCGTCGACCGGCTGCATTACTTTTGCCTCGAGGAAAAGGACCGGGTCATCGGCACGACGTCGGATTCGATGCGCACAGAGCTCGACGCGCACGTTGTCAGTCCGTCGGGCTGGATCGTCACACTGCCGGCGCATCTCGTGGCCGATAACGGACTGTGCCTGATCGAGGAGGCGCCGACGCTTCGCACCTCGATCCGGGCGCACTCGGCCGACCTCGATGCACTCAGCTCGTATCCCACGGGCGAAGAGACGTTCAATATCAGCAAGGAAACCACGTCCCGCGAGCTTTGCCGTATCGAGGGAGTGAGCGAGCACACCCGCCGCATGCAGGGCATCAATCTGTCGGGCGGTGCGACCAACGCAGTGGAAGTTGCATGTGGGCTGTTCGGGCTGCCATCGCTCGATCAATGGCTCGATGCATTCGCCCGCACGAAGGGGTTGAAGTTCGTAATTCCGGCGTACTCGCTCGTCACGCGCCGGGACACAGCAGACGTCGATTGCAGCAATGACGATTCAGAAGATGATGAAGACCCGGGTGATGATTTCGAACGTGAGGATGGCGCAGAATAGAACCGCTCATGAACGGAGGGTTAGCCATTACGGCAACACTACCGGCAATTTGCTGCATCGAGTTTCTTTGACATGTGGCGGAGTCGCCCGAAAAGCTGCGTGACCTTGCGCTTCAGGAAGCTGCCGTCCGCTCTGCCGCCAGGACGCGCTGAACTGTCGGCCTCTCCCTGACACGTTCGTACCACGCCTGGAGGTGACAGTGCGAACTGAAGTCAATGTTCGCGTTGTACACGGACTTCATCCATGTCGCCTTTCCCCAACCCGTTAGCGCGAACAGATAGGCGTCAGCGATGGTGAAAACGTCGCCCATCAGAAACTGCTTCCCAGCTAACTGCCGGTTAATCCATTCGTACCTGCTTTCGAGCTTTGGCCTGGCGATATCGACCCATTTTCCCGCTGCCACGGCATAGAGCAGCGGTATGAAGCCTTTATGAACTTCAGAAGTCAAAAAATTGAGCCATTCGAGCAGCCTGTAGCGTTCAATCGTACCGTATTCAGGTATCAATCCAATCACGGGGCGTTGATCGGCAAGATACTGCGCGATGACTGGCCCTTCACGCAGAAAGGTACCACTGTCTAACTGCAGGAGCGGTACGTAGCCCAGTTCAGCAAGGTCGTAGTAGCAGGACCCGTCCTCCAGCAAATGCTTGCGGGCATCGACTTTGACGATCTCCGCATCCAATCCGGTTTCCTGCAGTACGATGCAAATCGCTTGTGAGCAGCTACCGGGTGCGTGATATAGCTTCATGCATGTTCCTCATCATTGAAAACAAGCCGCCACTTCTATGGCGCGGAAGCTAATATCTCCCAGCAAGGATAAAAAAGGAAGAAGGGAGAAAATTGTGATATAGGTACAAGAAATATACTGATGCGGAAAAATCGATGAAGAGAAGTGCGACAGGATGTTCAGTTGAGGAGGCAATGCGTTTGCTGGGTGGTCGCTGGCGCCTGCTGCTAGTGTCGTATTTGCTGGATGGGCCGAAACGGTTTAACGATCTGCGCAGAGATGTCCCGGGAATATCGCAGCGAATGTTGACGCTTGATTTGCGGGCACTCGAACAGGTCGGCCTGATCCAACGGACGGTGTTCGCCGAAGTTCCGGTAAAAGTGGAGTATCAGCTCACCACGGATGGCGAGCGTCTGAAGCCCATCGTCGAGGTCATGCGGGAGTTTGGACTTTGGCTCAAGGGCCGCCCAGAGATCGAGCCCCAAACTCCAGAGCTGCAATAGCTGGAGATTGCAGGTAATTCGAGCCGTCTCGTGATGCGGCATATCGGGATATCCGTTGCTGTGCCGGGTGCAGTCCAGTCGCCAGCGGAGCCTGTGCCCCGGCAACTATGGGTCAACGCGCATCAGAGCCGCGTAGGCGTCCTGCAGCTTCTGGGGATAGTTGTTCATGGTGACCGCCGCCTGCCCGTTGTACTGCAGGGCAAAGTGCAGCCAGTCTTTCGCCTTCAGGTAGCGCAACATCGCGCCGCTGTTCATATTGGTCACGAACCGCACGAACGCGTCAAGCTGATGGGACTCGCTCATCTGCATCGCGTTGACGTAGTCGGTCACGTTCGCATAGCCGAGCTCCGCAAACCAGTAGCCCATGATCTGGAAGAGCCCCCAGGAGCACGCCCGGTATGCGACGCCAGGATCGACGCCGCCGCCCTTGATGATCTGCTGGGCCTGTGAAAGACGCGTCCATTCGGCCGCACCGCCGAGATAGGCGCCGGCGGTGGTATTGATGAGCGTGGGATACTGGCTGACGAGTTGGGAAAGTTTCGCGGAGGGGAGCAGCGGGACAAGCTGCCTGTAGAGCTGAGCGCGCTCGAAGAGGATGATGCACTGACCGTTGTCGAGAAAGCCGGCGCCTTTGGCTTCGACCTGACACACGGCCTGCACGGTAGCGACATCCACCCCCAGCTTCGCGGCGGCCTGCTGGAACGCGGCCGCGCCGAGATACTTCTGGGCCATGAAGGGCGCGAGGATCGCCTGTGTGGCCGAATCGTAGATGCCGCTGACCGGCACGCCGATCTGGCTCTGGTACTTCTGCAGTGCAGAGATTGAGAGTGGCCCGAACTGACCGTCGATCTTCAGACTCGCGCCCGTCTTTTCGTTCAGGGCGCGCTGGATCTGCCGGGCTTGCGTGGAGGATGTACCTGAGGGAAGGGCGGGCATGGTCGGATTCTCCTCATCACCGGATGGAACCCTCGCCCGCGGCCCGTGAGCTGCGGATGGGCGAGGGGGTTCACAGGATGAGTGCGATCCGCAATTGAGAGGACTACCTGGCGACTACTTACCGAAGTACGCCGCCAGACGTGTGCGACCTTTTTCTGTCAGCCCATACTGCATCAGACGCTCGAAGTCGACCTGCCGCAGCGCGGTCTGGCGCGTCTTCGGATCCGCGAGTGTCTTGAGCAGGGTGATGATCTTCTCGAAACCGCGCCGCTGGTTCTTCGACAGGGCCACGCTGTCCCAGTAGCGGAAGAGGTGTGTCTCACGGAACGCGGTGTCACGTTCGCGGTGCAGGATGCCGAGGATCGCGGTGAGCACGGACCGGAAGTCCGCATCGAGCGTGTTGATGGCGGCGAAGACTGCGTTGCAAAGGCTCACCTGTTGCCGCATGCCCTCGGCCTGCGTGATCACGCGACCAGGCTTCATGATCTGCGCGTACTCCGTAACGGTATTGATGATCATCTGGCCTGCAATGGTCACGTCTTTCAGGCTGCCTTCCTGTTCCTGCTGCGCCTGCTCCTGCTGCTGTCCCGGGGTATCCGTGGCCGCTGGAGAGGTGCGCGCGCCGGGCGCGGGCGTACCAGCGCGCGCTGCTACTTTTCGCGATGGTATCGCAGACTGACCGTTAGTTGCCTTCGTGGCCTCGCCGGCGGAAACGGCCGGCCGCGTGTTGCCGCCCTGTTCACCTGGCTGGCTGACGTTGCCATCCTGCCTTGTGGGACCCCTCGCGGTCGCCGTCGTGCGGGCAGACGGATTGGCCCCTGGATCTGGACCCTCTGTTTCCTTCGGTTCATCGTTCATCTGCGGCTCCCGCGAAAAGGTTGACGGACCTGAGCTCGCCCGACAGGCACCCACGGCGCTCAGATGATTGATTTGCGGTAGTCCATTTTCGCGGTCTCAAAGACTTTCCCATGCACGGGAATTTCGAGACCAGTGGATCTGTCATAGTGCGACGCGGCAAAAGCTGTAAGATGCAGATGGCTATCGTTGTGCGGCAGAACGGCCATCGGCGGTCAGTTGCCATCAATGGCTGGATCGTCAATCGACTCGCGAATAGTGCAAATGGGATTGCACGAACAGTGCGAGGTATCTCACCTCACCTGTAATACGCGCATACGCGTGACGTCCAGATCAAAAAATATCACCCTCCTGCAAGCGAGATAAATGATGCTTCCGTCCCGCCTTCCTCTTGTTCAGGCTCCGATGGTCGGTTCTCTGAGCCCTCTCACAATTGCGGTCAGTGAGGCCGGCGGCCTGGGTTCGCTTGCTTGTGCAGCGCTTTCCCCTGCGCAACTGCGCGAACAGATCGGCTTGATTCGCGCTGGAACGTCAGCGCCGTTCAATGTCAATTTCTTCTGTCACACCTCGCCAGACACGGACGAGGAAGGTGAAGCGAAATGGCTCGAATTACTCGCCCCCTATTACAGGGAAATCGGCCTTGAACTGTCCGCTGCCCGGAAAGGGCCGGGTAGGGCACCTTTCGATGAGGCCATGTGCGATGTGATCGAAGAAACCAGACCACCGGTGATCAGCTTCCATTTCGGGCTACCCCGCGAGGGCATGCTTGCGCGGGTGAGGCGTACCGGGGCGATGATCGTGTCTTCCGCAACAACCGTCGAAGAAGCGCGCTGGCTTGAGAGTCGCGGTGTCGACGCCATCATCGCGCAGGGCGCAGAGGCCGGCGGCCATCGGGGCATGTTCCTCACCTCCGATATCAATGCGCAGCCCGGCCTATTTGCGCTTTTACCGCAGATCGTGGACGCGGTGAGGGTGCCTGTTATCGCAGCGGGCGCGATTGCCGACGGAAGGGGGATTGCGGCAGCCTTTGCTCTTGGCGCGAGCGCGGTGCAGATAGGAACGGCCTACTTGATGACGCCTCAGGCTGGCAGGTCCGGCATTCACCGCGCAGCCTTGCGTGGCTCGCGTGACGACACGACACGGCTGACCAATCTCTACACGGGCCGGCCGGCACGCGGATTGATGACCCGCTTCATGCACGAACAGGGACCGATGAGCGCGGTCGCACCCGCATTTCCGCTGGCAACTGGTGCAGTGGATCCGCTTCGCGTCGCGTTCGAGAAGAGTGGATGCAGCGATTTTTCGCTTCTGTGGGCGGGCGAAGCAGCAGCCCTGGCCCGCGAGGAGGACGCGGGACTTTTAACACGTCAGATCTGGGAGGAAGCACTGAAATGCGCGTCTGGTCTTCGTTTGTAGGAGAGTATCAGGTGATAGCCTTCAGCACCAATTGCAGGCGGATCTGCCACGTAGAACGGGCCGGGAACAGTCGGTCGACGGCGCTGAGATCGATTCAATAGGTGCGCATGGTTCTTCGCAGAATCGAATGCATATCAGCGTCGGCAACCATCAGGAACAAAAAACTCTCAAATGAAAAATCGCGTGATGTCGCAATCCATTCTACTTCAAAGAGTGACTGTCGCGATCTGCACCTTGCCCTTGTTCACCCTTGAGGCGCAGGCGTCGGTCAGCACGATTGAGTCTTCCACGCCAGTCTATTCTGCACAGGTCGATGGAACCCGACTGGAAAAAATTGTGGTGCCTCCCCAGGAACTGGAACTGGATATGAACGCCGCCAATTCAATCAGGTCTGAAGCTGGAGCCTTCAAGCCGGCGCGGTATTCATTTCCTAATGCCGCAGTCCCACGTACCGCCCTGGGACACCTACAGTCGATATACCACTACGATCGCCGACGGGATGTCCCTATTGTCTCGTCTGGTGGGGATTGGGTCATCGCAGAACACTTCGCGGCCGACTCGCATATTCCAACCTCAAGGTTCCGGCTACTCGGGACAAAGGTCCAGCGCCAGGAACAGCTGGATTCCTCGGGTCGAACCCGGAAGATCATACTCGTAGGGTGGTCGCCTGTTCGCTCGCTTGAAGATGAAGACGTCTCCGACCTTTCAAGTCTGGGACGGAATCCAGCGTGGATTCGCGTCTTGAGCGTGTCATCGGATGGAAGGAAGAAACTTATCGCCCTAGCATGGAGACGGGAAGGGCTCGAAGCACTCAAATCGACTGATGAAGAGCCAAATGAAAGGCAGCTTCAGTTCGGACTCCAAAACGGCACCGTACGCTGGCCTTCGATGACAGCCTTTACAAGGGCAAACGATATTGATCTGAGCGCGACAAGACTATCTGGAGAAAAGAAGTCCCCGTAGCCTGAACGTCATATTCTACAACTCCAGCCAGGCTCCCTGCGTTCGCATTGGCGACGACAGACTTCCTTTGGACGCTCATTTTCTATCCATTTCAGGTGTCTATGTAATAGCCTTCCTGTAGTCCATCTTTGCGGTCTCAAGCACTTTCCCGTGCATAGCGCCGAGACTCAATCCCATGAACGTGGACCCGTAGTCCGAGATCGCCACCGACAGCGCCGTGGGATTAAGCGAAAGACGGGCGCCCGCACACACCGAGCAGTAGTCGGTCTTCGCAAGCACGCAGAACATCGGGCTGCGCAACATGATCTTCTTGCCGAGATAGCCGCGGGCGGCCTCCTCGCTGTCGATCTCCTGACGACCGCCAGGCGTCACCACCGATGAACCCGGCAATTTGTAGAGGTTGTCTTCGTCGACTGTCATCTCGAGTCCGAGACGCGCACCACAGTCCTCTTGTGTAACCCCGAGGTTGGCCGAGACCCTCAACAGCCACTTCACGAGTTCGCCGCCGAGCGCCGTTTCCGCGCCGCGCTTGTACGAACCGGCCCGCAGGGTATCGTTCATGCTCGGGAATTTGCTGATGTCCCAGCCTTCGGCGAGGGACGTCTTCACGAGATCGGCGCGGGTCAGGTCGCCAAAGCCCGCTTCCATGCCCATCATCGAAAAAAGACGTGTTCGCACGACGTCCCAGGACTTCTTCGTGATAAGGAAATTCGCACCTTCATCGTCTTTCAGATATTCCTTGTCGTACTTCACCAGCTCCTTCATGATGCCGGCGACAACAGCGGGGTCATCGAGGTGATCCCGGTTCTGCTCGAGCAGCCTGTCGCGCAGCGCGAGAATTCCCGGGGCCGCCTGCATGGTTTTGCGCGTTACGGCGGGCACGCACAGCTGCGTAAAGGCAGTGAGCTGGAACATCGCGTTGGAGAATTTCACATACTCGCTGGTGTAGAGCGGAGCCTGGGTGCCCTTTGATGCCGTGCCTGGCGCGGGTGCCGGCGTGCTCCCCTTCACACCCACATCGGGGTCGTCAATCGTGCGCTTCAGGACATGGTCCTCGAGCTGGGCGGCGCTTACTCGCCCCAGCTGGAATTCGACGCGGTCTCCGAACGGATAGACAAGCACCAGGAAATTGAACAGCGTGTTGCCATAGGTCGTTCGCACATCGCCGCGCAGGTTCGGCACTTCGCCCGCCTTCAGGTCGATGGGGTCGCGGAAGCTGAAGGGCGGTTGGCCTGGCGTGGCATCCTCAATGGCCGTGAGGTCGTGGTCCTTTTCCGGATCGACAAAAAAATGTGCAGTAGGTGTCTGGACAATCCGCCACGGATACCGGTCCGTCTTCCAGGCATCCGGGTTCTCGCGCGTCTGGCTAAACGCTGAAATGACCCAGGCGCGGCGGCGATACTCCTCAGCCGCCATCGCCCTGAAAAAGAAGGTTCGCTTGTCCATCGTGGGGTGTTTCCGTTCGGATGGCCGTCGTCGCCCTGATCTCGCATTTCAGCAACAGATCGTTCGCCGCCACCGTCACCTTCGTGATGAGGTCGAGGTCGTGAAGCATGGTGTCGATGTGCGTGCTGATCACGCTGCGTGGGTTGCCGTTGCCATCACTGGAAATGAGCGCCATTGCAACGAGATTGGCAGCGACCACCGCAGGCGGCAGGGTTTCGAGTTCCGGCCCGATCATGTTGACGTAGAGGGCAAACGGGTATCCCACGTCCAGCCCGTCTGAAAAAAAGCGCTCCAGCAGCACCGGCGGTCCGTCCGCGAATTCCCTGAAGCGTCGCCATGCCTGAACATAAGGAGCTTTGTCCAGCCGCTCACCCTCGGGTATCCGGTCTTCAGCCTGGGCAATGGCCACCTCGACAATGCGCTGGATGGTCGGCTGGTCGACGCCGTGCAGGTCGACCAGCAGGTCCTCGGCCGGCGCGCCGGTAGTAATGCTCAGCACTTCAGCCAGCAGTTCCTCGGGATGCGACTCAAGCTCGCAGTGCCGCAGGATCGCAGCGGGATCGTGAAAACTCTCGATAGCTTTCAGGCCCCTGAGCAACACCGACAGGTGATCGACACGCGCCTCACCGGAAACCGTGACTCCAAGCGCCCTGAGCAATCCCACCTGGAGATCGTGTGTGGAGTCGTACACGTCCTGAACGGTCTGTCCGCGATCGACCACGTCGTCCATCATCAGGATCTGCACAAAGATATCCGCATAGTCCTCAATGCCGAATTCATCGAGCACGGTATGGGCCTCGTCAATCGTCTGCATGAATTCCGGGGACGACGCCTGCGCGAGGTAGCCCCGCAGGATGTCAATCATCTGGATTCCTCACGTTAAAAAATATCCCTTGCTTCAATGCTGTAGCGATCTGTTCAGCCGCCGCGATATCTGAATAACGCAGCGAACGAATGGCTCGGGGTCGCATTTCTCATTTCCCTCAAATGATGAATCGCGAAACAACGAAATCAGGTTTTTGGAGTGGCCGGAAATGGCGAAAAAAACGAAATCGCGACGCAATCGAAATGCATCCAGGCAGGGGCCGCTCTTCCGGGAAGCGCCCATTGCGCAGGCTGTCCGCCTGGCTGCCGATAAGGCACCGGGGCAATGGGACGTGCTCAATGACATGTATCTCAAGATGCTCGCGTTGATGGACCACTGGATCAGGCGCGCAGCGCCGGTGCTCAGCAATCCTGTCCTTCTCACGCATCTGGGGAGCAAGGAAGAGTACTGCGCCCTGCTGATCCAGTTCAGGTGCGACATGGAGCAGCTTTCGAAAGAACTCGTCCAGTTGCACCAGGCGCATACCGGCATGACGGGCGGCACAGACGACCCCGACGAAAACCTGCGCGCGGCGATGCTGTTCGAGCAGTACGTGATGTGGCAGCTCAGGCACGACCAGACACTTATTCCCATCGTCAATCACCTGCTCGAGTTCACCCATGACGCGGAGCTCGCCCTGGCAGGGACGCAGCCCGGCGTAGCTATTCATTTCGAGACGGCAGCCGGCGTCGGGCCTGACGGGCCTGACGGGCCTGACGGGCTTGATGGGGGTAGCGAGGAGGACAACGCCGCGCAGGTCGTAGAAGCCGCCTCGCCCCGTCAGGGAAAGTAGCGGCGCTGTCGTTCGGCGTCATGCCGTTCATCTTCATGCCGGGAGGTCACCGTGCCCGAAGATTACCCCGTGGATCAACCCGGTCCGGAAGGGCAGCCGTTGCCCTCGGACGAATCCGCCGATGGATTTGATGAAATTCCGGTTACCAGCGCTGCAGAGTTTGCCGCCCGGCAGCCCGCTGAACAGGCGGACATCAACGCCCTGCGCAACGTACCCCGTGCCGACGAACCGCCCGCGGGCGGCGAAAACGCTGCGCTGCCAAGGGAACAGGAGGAAGGGGACGGGCAGGACGGCGTCAACGTCGTCGTGCCACCACTCACACCATCAAGGACAACCGTACAGGAGTACGAAACGTTCCCCCCGCTCGAGCGGGCCTGGAACCCCGACAACATGTTTCTCGTCGGGCATGCGAGCACGCGCCAGCATATCAGCGACATCATGGACACGCTGCCGAACATCGACATCACCCGAACCGAAGATGGCCGTGAGTGGTACAGGACGGCCAATGCCGCGAACGGTCTGGCGCCTCGAGGGGACCAATGGCAGGCATCGATCAGTCGCGAAGGCAGTGAATGGCGGCAGGGCGTCAACTCGGAGCAGGGCAGGATCAATCTGGGACGGCTCTCGTTTTCGAGTGCGCCGAACGAGAAGGTATCGGGCGAGAAGGCCATCCTGCAGATCCGCTCGATGCTGGGGCTCGGCGCCGTCATCCAGGTGCCGCTCTTTCATTCGGGCTTTCACGTGTCACTGAAAGCCCCGAACGAGATGGCCATGCTCGAACTGAACCGGCAGCTCATGGAGGACAAGATCGATCTGGGCCGCAACACCACGGGCTTCGCGTTCGCGAACACTTCCTCGTACCTGACGAAGTGGCTGCTCGATTTCACCATCGACCACCTGCACGACACGACGCTGCAGGAAAAGGATCCGGCGAAGATCCGTGAGCTGATTCTCACGCCCGATCTGCCCGTACTCTTCTGGGGCCTCGCCTGTTCTATCTGGCCGCGGGGATTCCAGTACGCGCGCCCGTACATCGATCCGACGACGAAGGAGGAGCGGATCCTGCGCAGCAGGCTGAACGTGAGCAAACTGCTGTGGGTCGACAACAAAGCGCTTACTGCGTGGCAAGTCCGGCATATGGCGGGGCGGGGCAGCAGTACGATGAGTGCGGAGAGCGTGAACCGCTACCGCAGCGAATTCACGATCGGCCAGCCGCGGCGCGTGCAACTCAGCAACGAGATCGCCATGACGCTGCGCGTACCGTCGGCCGCAGACTACGTGCTCGCCGGCGAGCGCTGGATCGGCGAGATCGTTCGCATCATTGACGGCGCGATGGAAGTGCCACCTGATGACGAGAAGCGCAACAACTACATCCTCGCCCACGGACAGGCCACCAACATGCGGCAGTACGTTCATTGGGTGCAGGAGATCCATTTCGGCGAGTCCGGCATCGTCGATCGCGAGACGATCGAGAACGCCATCAACGAGCTCTCGCCAGGCGAGGAAGTGCGCAACCGGTACTTCACCGAAGTGAGAAAGTACATCGACGACTGCACCATCGCGCTCATCGGCACGAACACCGTGACGCAGGACGAGGAGAACCGCTTACCACGCTTTCCGCACATCCTGCCGATGAATGTCGAAAACACTTTTTTTACCCTGCTCGTGCAGAAAATGAGCCAGATCAACCTGAGGGATTAAGGCGTCCGCATGTCTCGCAGCCAGACTTCGGCGCACGCGTACCAGAAGAAAATCCGGTGAAGTTCGCACTGGAACAGGCGCCGGCTATCACAAACTCATCGGACGTCCAACTGCTGCTGCGCGACTGCTATGAAACGGCCTACGGCATCTACAACCACGCGCTCGATAACCGCGGTCCAACGCTGTCGCTGGTCGCAATGCATGAGGCCGAGGACAGTTCTTCAGGGGGTCTTCTGTACGAGCGGATCCGGCAATACGAAAAGCGCCAGGTGTTGGCGCACTTTGGACTGAACCTCATTGAGTTCCTTTCCCTGCCAGGCGACCTAGTTGCGTTCGTGCTCGAGCAGTCGCTACTGGCCCAGCAGAGCAGGGACCGTGTCAACGACAGAATGATGAAGGAGTTCCAGCAGGTTGCGCAGGATCCAGAAGCGGGTAATGGCTGACGTTTCCGCCATTATTCCTGCCGTACCGCGCGGACTCACTGTGCACGGCAGATATAATCTGGTTATGCCCGGGTACGGGCGTGACCATGGGAGTCGGAAAAACGGAGATGGGTACGCAGGCAAAAGCCGAATTACTGCTTGAATGGTTGCGTGAACGCAGTGACGCGACAGTCGGTGAAATCACTGCCGCTGGATTGATGAACTCACGCACGGCATCCGATGCCGTGCAATACGCCGTTCGACATGGAGCGCTTCAACGTATCGTTCGCCGGGGCGTAAGCGCAAAGGAGCGGGTCCGTTACCGGGTTACCGGCGTGGCGTTGCCGGTACCACGGACAGGTGTCCAGCCGTGCTTCGATGGCTTGCTCAGCGCCTGGGGTATCGCTCTCGTACCGCTGCCGCTGGCATCGACCGAAGTCTGTAGACATCAGCTTCTGGATGACCGATAGAAACGGATCAGTACCAGACGCGATAGTCGCGCAACACGAGTCGTGGCGCTTCTCCGATTACCAGTACTCCGACTGGTTAGGTGGCCACTTTTTGATTATGATGCGTCGTCGTCCTTCGACGTCCTTTTTCACATTCATTCTGGAATATTCATTATGCAAACCGGCATCGTCAAATGGTTCAACGACGCAAAAGGCTTTGGCTTCATCACTCCCGATGGCGGCGGTGAAGATCTGTTCGCCCATTTCTCGGAAATCCGCACGGAAGGTTTCAAGACACTACAGGAAAACCAGCGGGTCCAGTTCGAAGTAAAGCAGGGCCCCAAGGGCAAACAGGCGGCGAACATCACGCCGCTGTAAGCGTTGGGCTTCCGGCCACCAACACGCAATTCACATTGCCATGAGTGGAAAAATTCACGACGGCGAAGCGCGCGAGCGGCTGATTGTCTGGCTGAGAAGGCGTATGGCGGAATTCGGTATTACGCCGCAGGCACTCGCCGATTCCATCCAGCACGATAAAGACCACGCGCCGGTCTACCGCGACGCGTTCGGCAACGAGTGGAATGGCCATGGCACCATGCCAGGCTGGCTGAGCGCCGCGCGTAACGCTGGCGTGAATCCCGATTTCTTCCGCATTGCGCAGGCACCGCATGGCCAGGTGCCTGAACGCATCATCGACCCGCGTCAGCTGGACCTGTTTCGCTGAGTGGCAAGGCCGAATGAGAGTCGGGTCTGGCCGATCAGATTCACGACCGGTCCAGACCCGGTTTCCTTACTGCGATTCCTAGACTTGTGCCCGGCGCTCAACCAGTTGGGCAGACAGCTCCTCGATAATTTTGGAACCAAGTTCGAATCCATTAAAGAGCGCATAGAGGGGCGGCAGCATTGACGTCAGAAGGCCACCAATCGCCGAAGGCGATGTGCTCAAAGGAACAGACTGGTACAGCGTGATTTCGTCCTGGTAAGCCTTGCGACCCGGTGAAATGTAGCGACCGGGAAGCGCCCACGACTCCAGCGTACGATCGCGCAGCCCACTCCATCTGAACGCAAATTCAAGCGTTACATCGTCCTCCGGGCAACCCATCGCTTTGGCAAAAGCGAGACCCACTGCGATAGCATCCGCACAATCGAGAACAGGCATCGCAAAATCGAATGCGGTTTGCGGCGCGGGACTACGGTTCGTTAGTGGCAGATCGTCGTTCAACGCACGACGATGATAGAACGCCCCCTGAGGATCAAACTGCATGAAGTCGATATGCCGGTTACCTGAAACGACGAGTGCCTCCCATATCTTTTCGAGCACATGGGGACGGTCTGCCTCATGCTGAAAAGACGTGCTGCTTAACCATACCGGCCAGCCCGTGTATTCCGGATTAGCCGTCGTCAGCAGATTCATGAAGTTGTTGAAATTCTGCGGCGGAACAGGACCACCGATAATCAGTGCAACTTCCCAGAAGCCCGTCGGTGGCAACGTGAGCTTCCTCTCGGCAACAGCATCTGAAAACCGGTGCCGCCCCGAATCCAGCAACTTCACCAGCTCTTTCTTTTTCCCCACAGGCTCAGGTTCAGCGTCGTCACCATCCGTTACGCCGAAGACCTGCGCCAACGCAGCCGCCGAAGCTCCCGTCAAATGACGACGCAGGAAACGACCGATGTCCGCCTCACGATTGTCGAAGCAGACTTCTGCAATCCTCGGCCAATCACGCCACTGCGCATGCGCGGTACTGACCGTATTGTTGCTTGAAAGGGTACGCACAAAGACAGCATGCATCGGGACAAGAGCTTTCTGGTTGTTCGAGTCCTTGAGCTCGGACTTCGTCGCGACGGGAGTGCGAACGCCTGCCGGTACGCAGATGACCGGAAATTCTTCGCCTTCGTGGTCGACATACTGAACCGTAATTTCAAACGGCTCCGAAGCGAAACGGCTCACGAGTGCCTGTATCTCGTCCTGCACGAAAACGGCACGAACAGGCTCTTGTCCAGCGAACGGGACAGGCCGCATCGTCTCATCGTCGAAACCGATGACGAACCTTCCACCGCCGTTGTTGCGCAAGGCGATCAAGGTCTTGATGAGTTTTGCCTGCCCCTCCGGCTGCGCTGGATCAAACCAGCGCTTGACTTCGACCGCGTAACTCTCGGACAGGCTCTGCAGAAGATGCCGCGTCTCTTCGATGGATGGGAACAC